CTAGGCTAGGAATTATCGTAAATATCACGCCTAGCGAGCCGATGTGGCGTGGCATTTTGACTATCGAAATATCAAATACTACTCCGTTGCCAGCCAAAGTGTATGCTTGCGAAGGTATTGCTCAGATGATATTCTTTCAGGCAGACGAAGTATGCGAAGTGTCTTATGCAGACAAGAAAGGAAAATATCAGAACCAACAAGGAATAGTGGTGGCCAAGGTGTAAGTGAACTTGACGCATCTCATGCACTATGTTATACTGTTGTTGTCTAGGTGTACAAATAAGTTGGGCGTTTATAATTACGCTGTCACAAGTTTATAACTTATCACCATATCAAAACGCCCTTTATGCATAGGTATAGCGCCTTGCTGTACGCCTAGACAACGAACAGCGATACATAGGGGGCGTTTTGCTATGCAATTACAAATTCGTGAGTGGCATAGTGGTGTGTACAAGGTTAGGGATAGTAACGATATTTATTATAACTCTGACGAATGGAAACAATTAAGAGATGAATGTATTAAAAGGGACCACGGTTACTGTATGGTGGAAGGATGCAAGATACACGGTCGTAAAAATGTAAATGCGCATCATATTATGCCTCGTCGCTCTGGTGGTCCAGATATATTATCTAATCTGATTACGTTGTGTAATCGTCACCATGACATAGTTGAAGATGATCCAGAAAAATATTGTACATATCAGATTATCGCAGGTATGGAAATTGCAAGTCCTAGAATACCAAGGAGGCCAAAAATCATACACCAATGCCCCGCTTGTCCTGGTATTGTTTGCTGGCATATGATAGTATATGGAGGTGTTTCAAGAAACTTTTTTGGAATGAAGATATTGGACGATGGCACGATCTCGGAATGACCGCGCCATTCCTGTGCGGTCTGGTGGTATTCTGTAGGAAACCCACAACAAACTAGACGTGAATCTCGCGTCAAACTAAAGGAGAAAGTAAAATGTTTCAAACAATTATTCTCGCAGGTAATCTAGGTAGTGATCCCGAGCTACGTTATACCCCAAGTGGTCAAGCTGTATGCAAGTTGAGTGTTGCAACGAATCGTCAGTGGAGCAACGATAAGGGAGAAACTCAGAAAGAAACTTGTTGGTTCAGGGTATCTGTATGGGGCAAGCAAGCTGAGGCATGTAACACGTATCTTGTGAAAGGGCGTCCAGTTTTAGTGGAAGGGCGTCTCGCACCAGATGCATCAGGTAACCCCAAGATCTGGAATGGTAACGATGGTACGCCACATGCATCATACGAAGTTACCGCCCAAGTAGTGCGCTTTCTTCCGAGCGCAAAGGATACTGCTTCGGTTAGCCCTGCTGTAGCATCAGAAACAGAAGATGACGATGGCTGGTAAAGAGAGGAAATCATGAGAACAAAGATAGGCGTACAGACACTTCACGGCGGGTCAACGTGGGACGATATTATTAATTACTATGTAGCGACGAAGGCTCCAGTGTATAAAACACTGGAGTTTCCGCCTGATTTTTTGAGAATACTGCGTGCGGCTTGCCCAGACTTAATCATTGTGGGGCGCCTGTATTCACAAAGATGGGACGAGCGCTTAGGAGACGCCAAAGATTGGTGTGACTGGGCGATGGACTGGGTTGATGGACTACAAAGCGTAGTAGACGTGCTAGAGGGACCTAATGAAAGTCACCAATCCACATCAAAGCTAGATAACTACGCTGAGTTTGAGGCAGAGAGAACGAGGCTGTTGAACGATCACGGATTTGGCTCAGTGGTTGGTAATTTTTCTACTGGCCAACCCAACATAAGAGATTGGCACTTATTCTATCCAGCCATAGAAGCCGCGATTAAATACAATGGATTTTTGGGATTACATGAATACTCTGCGCCAACAGCAGACTGGATGTATGGCAAAAACCAGTGGAATTGGACAACAAACATACCTTGGGATGTGCACGATTCTGATTGTCCAGACGAAGGCAGTACTGGATGGCTTACATTCAGATACCTCAAGGTGCTAGAATCCTTGCCAAGCTATCTAAAAAACGTCAAGATTATTGTTACAGAATGCCTAATTGATGGAGGCATACAGCCACGGCCAGGATTACAGGGAGGTGGGTGGAAAGATTTTGGCGACAAGTATTGGCACATTAATCAAATTGCGTGGTATGATCGTGGGATACGCAACGATCCCAATGTTGTTGGCGCTACCTTATTTCAAGTATCTGATCCAACATACTCGGAGTGGGAAGGGTTCAACGTTATTGATATGTTGCCAGAGGTACAGGACTATGGCGCAGAACTTGTAAATCCTACCGAGGTCGATGTTCAAGCAAATGACAATAGCATACAGGAGGGAACCGTGAGTCAGTCGGGAAAAAATATGGAGTGGCTACTTGACAATGTTGCTTACAATGAAGTGTTGCATCTTGTTCAAGGAGCCTCCTTACAGGAAAAGATTTTTAGTGACGGATTTTCACCAACATCGAATGAGTTTACGGAGGTAGATGACGATGGAACTATTTACCGTGTTCAATATGCGCGAGATCGCCATAATTTTCTAAGGGCATATTACGCCAAGTGGGGCGAATGGGACAAGGTGATGTGTGTATTCTAATAGTATTATAGTTTGACTTAACTTATATACGGAGTATAATACTACTACAACGTATCAACATTATTAAAAGGAGAATATAATAATGGGTCTACTGGATTGGAAAAGTGGGTTTGATGAGCGCCAACTCAAAGAGATAGAGTTCTGTGTATTGTATGCTTCCGACTTCAGTCACGGTACGGATGGCCACAATGCCAAGATGATTATTGCGAAAATGGCAGAGCTTCTTGATTGCTATCAAATGGAAACTCTCGGCGATTAAATAGTGGATAACATGGATGACAACGAGATTGGTAAAATAGAGCTTACTGACCAAGTAAAAGACGACTTAGCTTTACGAAAGACTCTTGGCGACTTTATAGGTAGCTTGTATATGCCTAGGCCAAGCCAATCAAGAGAACTGAATATCGAGAGTTGGGATGATGTACTGAACGAAGTTGTTCAGTGCATCAACTATATCCAGGAGTTTATGTGGACCATAGGTGACTGTGTTAATGCGTGGGTAGCAATCTCGGATGAGCAAATGTCGCATGTGTGCAAGAATCTAACAAATGATTTGCGTACCTACAACAAAAACCTGCATTGGATAACGATACGTAACTGTGCTCGGGCAGCAGAACTATTTCCAAGGGGAGACGATAGACCAACTGCATACTCACCCACCACGATTATCACCAGGGTAACAGGTGCAAAGACCCCAGAAGAAGCAATGAGGCTTCTCGATGAGTATGATAAAAAGCAAGTTGAGTCTGCGGAGCATATTGACACACCAAGAATCGAAGTGATTGAGCCTTTTAAGTGGCGCAAGGCCAAGTTTGTTTACGAACGTAGCACTAATATCTTGTACCTAGCCCCACCACCAGGAGCAGCAGTACCGCAACCAATATGTGTATTTTATCCAATGTCATACGAGATAGAGCAATATGTTATCTCGATATTCGATGCAATGGATGTAGAAGAAATACAAACAACACAAGAATATCGTCCTAAACTCAGACTCGTTGGAGCAACAGATGAACAAGACGAAGAATCAAGGTGAACTACTTACAAATAGAGTAATTGAGCAATCTCTTATTGGGTCATGTCTACTAGACCCAAATGCAATATGGTCTACTGGAAATGTACCATATAATGCATTTGCTGATCTTAGACACAAAACTATCTGGAAAGCCATGTTGGAACTGGCGAGTAGTGGGACTCCAGTTGATTTTCTGTTACTAACCTCACATCTAGAAAGTAAAAATGAACTTGAGAAAGTGGGTGGCGCGGCATACATAACTAGCCTAATAGGAATGATTCCAACGGCAGTACACGCAAATCATTACGCAAACATTGTCAAGGATTTATATACCAGGCGTGAATTGCAACGAGTCGGAGCAAAGATTGTAACCATTGCGAACGATCAAGAAGTAGCATATCCGGTGAGTGCCTCAATGGGCGAGATCATTCAGATGGCCAAGAATAGTGGCGGCCAAATGTCGCAAACTTCCGATCAGGCGTGGCGTGACTATATCGAATTTGCAGGAGACTTGAAAGGAACTCCGTCTGGATTCAGGGATCTGGACAAGATTATCTATGGCTTACGTAGTGGAGAAATGATTGTAATCGGGGCACGTCCGAGTATAGGTAAGACAGCGATCCTTCTAAATATAGCACAAAATGTATCTAGGCATGGAACAGTGCTATTTGCATCAGTTGAAATGACCATTGCGGCAATACAGAATAGAATCATCTCTCAAGACACAGGGCTTACCACGGAACAAATCATGGAAGAGTGCAATCGAGAGGCAAGGGATATGGCGATTGCAAATCATGCAACAGATAAAATAATATATCTTGGACAATCAGGTCTGACTACAGCGCAATTGATGCTAGAAGCACAAAGAATAAAGTTGGCATATCCTGATCTACGTGCAATATTCGTAGACTATCTACAGCTAATGGGTGATGAGCATGACAACCCGGTGACTCGGGTAACACGGATCAGTAAGAATCTAAAAGAGATTGCAATGTCATTGGATGTTCCAATCATTGTAGCATCTCAGCTTAATCGTATGTCCGAGAGCAGGTCAGATAAGAAACCACAGATGTCAGACTTGCGCGAGTGTCTTACCGGAGACACGCTTATTCTTAGACGGGATACTGGAGAGCGAGTTCCAATCTCACAATTAGTTGGAAAGGGAAATATACCAGTTTGGTCACTAGATAATCACTGGAAATTGATTGGTACAACCATGAGTGATGTTTGGGAATCTGGCATAAAGCCTATATTCAAATTAACAACACGCTCAGGCAAGTTTATTCGTGCATCTGCGAATCACCCATTTAGACAAGTATCTGGCTGGACAAGGCTTGAGCATCTTGCCATCGGTGATTTCATTGCAACACCTCGTTTTGTACCGGAACAAATCAATTACTCACAGTTACCAGATGAAAACATTGTATTACTTGCGCATCTTATTGGAGATGGTTGCTTTGTTAAAAGCCAACCATTGCATTATGCAAAACAAGACCCGGATTGCCTTGACGTGGTAGAGTGGGCCGCACGGATATTTGATGTAACCCCAAGGCGCGTAGTCCGGCCAACGTATACGAGTATATACTTAAGCGCAAATCAACATTTGACACATGGTAAACGTAATCCAATTGTAAAATGGTTGGATGAAATAGGGCTATATGGACTTAGGTCACACGAGAAATTTGTGCCAGCTATTATATTTGGACTACCACACGACAAGATTGCCCTTTTTCTACAACACTTATGGGCAACCGATGGGTCAGTAAGATGGAATCAGAAAAGAAACAAAGCAAATGTTCATTATTCCACAAGCAGCTTTGTGCTTGCGTGTGACGTTTCGCATCTTTTACTACGATTAGGCATAGCCAGTAGATTACGTATTGTACAGCAACGGAATGGGTACAAACCATCGTATGTCGTTAATATATTTGGAAAGGATGACCAGCTAAGATTTTTGGACGTGGTTGGCACATTCGGTAAAAAGAGCGACCATGTTGTCGCAATTCTTGCTGGTCTTAAAAATGTGCGGGCTAATCCAAATTGCGATCTAGTTCCTGACGCGCCCGCGCATGGAAGACATGGCATGAGCAGGGAACGAGCAAGGCGCATTGCATTAACTTGTAACATGGCCGGATTAGAGGAATTGGCAAATTCTGATGTCTACTGGGATCAGATTGCTAGCATTGAGTTAGATGGTGAAGAAATGACATACGATGCCACCGTGCCAACTGAACACAACTTTATAGCAAACGATTTTATTGTACACAACTCGGGAAGTATCGAGCATGACTCGGATATAGTAATTCTAATGTATCGTGACATGGAAGATAACTCGGTTCTTAGTACGCCACACAAAGTAGTTGATCTGATCGTGGCAAAGCATCGTAATGGACCAACGGGTAGTTTGCAACTTATCTTTCACAAGGACAGGTTTGCTTATCACTCGATAGAGAGAAGGGTACAATGAAAATCATAATAAGACCGAGAGATGCGGGAAAAACACATGATCTTGTTGAACTTTTTAAGGAAAATGTGAAATCAGGTGTAGGTAGCCATATCATTGTAGTATCTAGCGAGCAGGACAAGAAATTGTTGCTGTCACAATATGGAAAATCACATGGAGTAGAAGATTATCATGTTATGACTTTCGAGGATTTACTTGATGTGCATAGCATGGGAGTCAATGGATCGTTTCTATACATTGACGATGCAGATATTCTACTAGAAATAATTGTTGGTAGACTACATAGCCCAATTGCAGCGATTACCATGAATGGGAGTTTGGTTGGCCAAGAAAACAGACTCAAACCAATCTAGGATAGTTAATGCGCTCCGTTTAGGTGGCGCGTCTGTAACAACACTACACACAGTAGGAAATGGCTGTCCAGATATTGTAGTTGGGTTGCGTGGCGTCAACTATCTAATAGAAATCAAGACAGATACGGGCAAGTTAAACAGTAACGAAATCAGATGGCACAAGAACTGGAATGGCCAGGTAGCAATTGTGCGCACTATTGAAGAAGCCATTGAATTAGTATTTGGAGAGAACAATGAGTGATTATCACGATAGATCAATGGGTCCAGGTGCATTAGATAGGTATATTAGAGACTACGGAGAGGACCAGTTTGCGCTAGACAACAATAAGCCGAGGGTTTTCGAGGATGCTAATTATCGCAAGTCAGACGAAGATGGGCACTGTGGGGTGTGTGATAACATGGTTGAGTGCGGCATTAATTGGTGCAGTAAATGGGAGAGGACTGTTAGCTATTGTTGTACATGCGATATGTTTCGATATAGCTAGGCCACTAATACTAAAGTATTATTTACAATAACTATCACTAATACTAAAGTATTATTTACAATAACAAGGAGAAAGAAATGAAAAAACATCAACTACCGAGACTCATAGATTGGGATTTGGTAATGTTGCAGGGCCGCTATGCGGGTGGCCATGAAAGTGTAATGCGAAACATCTTTGGTCACAACGCCACGGTAATAGCAGAATATGTTAGGGATGATTATCAAGGCGATGAAGCATTTGCATATCTATTCCACGATGGTTTTGTGGCAATCATTACTGACTATTTTGGGTCATGTAGTGGGTGCGATTCATGGGAAGGAGCAACAGATGCAGATGCAAAAACAATGATAACATCACTCGTGAATAGCGCTAGGCTGTTTGATTCTGTTGAAGAGGCTGCACTATATTGCGAGTTTGTACAGGACAAAGCAGAAGAATGGCCAATGTATACCGCATTTTATCTTACCAGCCAGTTGCAAAAATTTAGTATCATCGACGATGGTGACGAATAATGAGCAAAAAAGACAATGAAAAAGAACCTGGTATATGTTTTACCGTAGAGTTCGAGAACGACGCCTGGATGAAGGTTGGTTGGTATAATCAAACTCCAGATGATGTACCGTCTTGTGATCGTATTCATGTTCTCATTAAACCAGAGGGCGAGTCGCCGCGTGGGTGGACTATGACAGAGGATGAGGCCGTTCTCCTTGTTACTGGTATAGAAATGGCTATAGATTTAGTAAGAAGCAATCCAGTTTAAAGTATTAAATAACAAGGTTGTAAGGGAGGGCAAAAATGAAACAGTACCACAAGATACAGACTATTTTTAAGAGAGACAGCAAGGGCAAGATAATCATAGGAGATTACTCATTGCCAGAGTTCGAGTACCTGAAAGACAACACATGGATTTTTACAGAAAAAGTGGACGGTACATCAATCCGTATTATGTTTACAAATGCAGGTTTGTCATTCGGTGGAAAAACGGATAACGCCCAAATGCCCGTGCCCCTTCTTAATAAACTGCAAGAGCTATTTGGTGGCAAGGAACTGCTGTTTAAGGAGATATTTGATAGGCCGGTAGAGAGCGGGGATGTCGTAAACCCGCAAGTTTGCTTATATGGTGAGGGATACGGTGCCAAGATTCAGAAGGGCGGCGGCAACTATATCAAGGATGGCGTTGATTTCGTCCTTTTTGATGTGAAAATTGGCAATTGGTGGCTGAAACGCAAAGACGTAGAGGATATTGCAGACAAACTAGAAATTGCAGTTGTTCCAATAGTTGGAGAGGGTGCACTTAATGACGCCGTTGAGTTGGCCGGAAGTGGTTTTAAATCAGCATGGGGCAACTTTATTGCAGAGGGCATTGTAGCTAGGCCCAGGGTAGAGTTGCAAACCCGTGGTGGCCATAGGGTAATCACTAAGATCAAACATGAGGATTTTAAATAAAAAGTAGGATAGCTATATAGTCAAATAAATATACCCCTGTTGGTGGCGGCAACCAACAGGGGTTTTGTGTTAGAGCTAGACGGAAGGGAGGGCGGAACGCCTAACTCGGGACACCGTTACTAATCGCTACGTTTTACAACGAGCGAGTAACTAGATTGGTTAAATAACAAGATTAAGATGAAGTTAGATGCAATCTGTAACAATTGGTCTGCGCTAGACACGTCAGTGAAGATTGGCAACTTAAATACAAACTGTACGACAAACACAGCGCCCGTGGCAACAATACTCAATACGATAGCCACAATCTTTCCGCTGATTTCGTATCCAAGTTTATCCTTGATCAATTGCTGAATCAACGATAACACCGTACCAACAACACCAGCACTAGCTACCCAGACTAACAATGTTGCGAATGAATCAAACGGTAATTGCATAATGTGCCTCCTATTGACACGAATTGATTAATAATATATAATGTTATTGTCTGATCGGACGTGGGCAAGACTGGCAGGGCATAGCTTTATGCTGTCCTGGCCAAGAGTGATTGGGAGTCACGGCAAACCCGAGAGCCAGCCCTGCCCACCTGACTCTGTTATTCTAGTTCCTCGTCTATTTGCGCAATCAAGAAGTCAAGCCGATTACGAGTGCGTGCAAGCTGATTCCGACGCAACTGTAAAGCTGCCCTAGATGTTTGTAAACCGTGTACAAGATGCTCCGCCTCGTCATCTTCCTCAGAGGGGAAATGCTCGAAAAGCTCTACTTTGTTTTCCTGAAACTTGTCATCGTTCATCACTGTTGAGTCTCCTTGTGTGATTTCTATTGTTCCTATTGCATTGCCTGGATTCCATAGTATTCCACCACTACATAAATCTCCCATGTGTAGAGTTCCGGTGTCTTCTGTGCTCATATAGGCTCCTTTACTGATCAATAACCTTCTCTATTGTGACGATCTCGGATCCCCAAGTTGCACCAAATCCTTTGCAAAATAATGTATCTGCCACTATCGCTGTTGCATCCATCACCACCTTTCCGCCTTTTGGTCGTGGCATTCTATCAGTAACGATAACTTCTATACTACCACATTTCGATGTTACCATTACACGATCTCCCAACTTGAAATCTGGCAACCAAGTTGCAATTGTTGCTTTATTTTGATCGAGCTTCTCGCCATTCGACATGGTTCTCCCCGTATAACGGAACCCGTACCAGTGAGACAACCCGATGATACACAACAATGCGACAGTGGTTTCACAGATTAGTTTCCTCCGCATGTAATTACGGGAGCAGGTAACGGTGTACAACTACATCTATCAACAAACGGGGCGTTACCAGCGCCACACTTTATACAAGTCAATATTTCTTCGTTCACCAATTCCTCCTGTAAAATTGTATTATCGTAAGCATTCTCTACGAATTCTTGCTTGTGCTTATGATGCCAATTATGAATATTAATGATCATTCTTGTTATAATTATGGCTTGCGTTGTCATGGAGAATGCGAGTAATACAATAGTTGTGGGAATATCTAATCCTATTGGTTCTTTTACAACCTCTACGATTATTCTATTTGCTTCTGCCATTATTATCATCGCCGAGGATGCGAGTAATGCAATTCCGCTTCTCTGCCCTGGCAAGTGATCACTTTCGAGATCGTATACAAACAACGTAACGAATAATGTGATTTGCGCAAATATCAACATGAACCGCGCTAATATAGTTGTCATATCAAACAAGTTGCAATCAAATATCATCGCTTCCATCATTATCCTCTACGTTATCATTTATTTTATGATTTAACCTTTGCTTGGCCGCTGCATCAATAGCTGCATTTATCGCAGCGCCTATGCCTGGAACAATCTTGTCAATTAACAGGCTCATAATCGTAGGCCCAGTTGCACCAACGAGCAATGATACCGGAAGTCCAATGTCAACGATCACGGCAAGTATTCCACCAATAAAAAACTCTCTGAGAATGTATAACCTGACCGTTCTCTTGCTTTTGTTATAGTATGGTAGTTGAAATACGCCATGTTTGTACGCTATATATGCCGCTGATCCAATTATGCCACAAATACCTTGTTGCACATGAACAACCCAACTCAAATTTTCCCATCTATCCAGAAATAGGGTAAGTAGTTGCAATAATGACTGGTCGGACACACATCCTCCGATCTTGCTTCGATGATTGTAGTTAGTAGTAATATTTGCATGTACTTGGCACAACCCCATCTCGGAACGTTCGTCCAACAACACTGAGTTGCCCTTGTGCTAATGTTGTGTATAGCGCCGCGTACTTAAACATATACCAGCGATTAGGATCGTCATATACGGTATGGAACCATAACAATCCACCTATTCCATGACTCTTGCTCCATGTCGTGATATTCTGCAATCTCTTTGCCGAGTCACATGACATATATGTGTCGGTATTATATAGCGTGCGACCGTATGTTGTCTCGATCCACATCTCGGCATTATCTAGCCAATCAAATGATGCCATCTCTAGCTTCTTGGCGTTCCAGTATGCAGTGGAGCGCGTATATCCACCAAACGATGTCTCTTCTCCTGCACTAGAGCATGATGGATGATGATTGTACACAATGGCATCTACCGGAATTTCTCCAAATCCAAGCCTGGTCCATTCAGCCTCAAAACGTCTTAGATATTCAGCGGTACTAAAGCCATGCCCATTGTTCCCACAACCCTCTATTGGTCGTAAATCATCTTGCATCAAATAGAATGGAATAATCATCCCATGTTCTTGATTGCCCCATCCTAACTTAACTGCATCGGTAACATCTTTTAGCCAATGGGCATATACTTCTGGTGATGGATACTCTCCAAATGCGCCTGGACAAATCTTGCCATCGAACAATGCTCCTGGGCATTCTGGATACCACTGATTGTTTTCTTCTCCGAATATACGATTGTTTCTTGGGTGATTTTGCGAGTCAAGCGCGATACTTTCCAGCGTGATGTTACCATTATAGGACACGGGATTGTTGGTATCGTATGGATCAGACCAGTCTGTTTGCGAGATGTAGTTTAGCTTTGGAAGTTGCTCTGGGATGCCCTGAACCCATCCAACATAGAAGTTATGCCCATAAGGGCTACCTAGATCTGATGGCATGTATGATGCCAACGTACCCTCGTAGATCATGAGTAGCCCTGTAGCTGTTGGAGTAGCGGTTAGAGTAGGAATGGGCGTGTTTGTATTGGTAGGATCAGGAGTTTTAGTTGAAGCAGGAATTATTGTAGAAGTAGGCACAATCATGGTAGGTGTGAGAGTAGGCGTTTCTTGTTCGCAGCCTTCTCCTATGTGTGCCTGAACTAATTGCACGTCATATCCATTTACACAGCCGTCACCATTGACATCGTAAACTGACGTGACACTACTTGGTTTGGCAACTTGCTTATAGGTATGTACTATCGGTAGATAAGAAATACTTTGATCCGTATCTACAAACGGACTACCATTCGCAGTTCTAATATGAATGATAGACAGGATAACTAGAGTCAATACAACAAATATCGCAACTGTGAAAAATATAGCAATCTGTTTTTTGATCATAATTTTTATTTATTCTGATCAACTGGGACTTGTTGATCTCGAGCATCGAACACTACATCTGCGCCAAGTATCTCATTGGCCTCGGCTGGTGTCCAATCCTGCATTTCAATAACAATAGAGATCTGAGCATTTAACTTGCCGATCTCTCCCTGCAAGAGCAAGACCCTGTTATAGAGTTCTTTCAGTATTTCCTTGGGATCTTTCTTTTCCCTTATCTTTATTTCTTTCATTGGCTTATCTTGTTTAGACATTATATCCTCCCTTTATTAATTTATTCATTATACATCGTGGCATCGGTTTAGTAAAACATACCGTGCCTAACTAGCCGCAATTAAGCCGTGGGTAATTAAAGCGTCCCTTATTGCATCCAGCACGCCAGCCGTGGTACTATCCCAGGACGATTCGTTGACCGCATCGTCAATACGGGCGTCCACGATGCGATTGCTTACAACTTGTGTTCCATCAACTTTATAGACGCCAGTGATATTAACATTGGCTGCCTCAAATGTATCGTAGGTTGTAAGCGTGTCAACCCCGCCACGAAAGATGCTTACGTCCACAGACCCAGATCCGTTATCCCACCCAATACCTGCAAGCTCATTAAAAACAAAGTCCGAGTTAATAGACAATGTACTCGCATCTGTTCTAGTAATAGTCACGTCAATCACATCTGTTCCAGGGCCAAAGCCAATCGACGTATCATCGGCATAGAATTTGGGATAACTGTCGCTCGCCTTGTATATACTAAACATCCCATCTATGTTGTCTATACGATACGAGCCAGTAGACACTACGGCGCCGGTTGACCCAGTTAACGTAAACTTAGCTGTAGTTCCAGCATCACTAAACACGACAAGGTTCTGCCCAGAGAATAGGCTTAGAGCGGTGCTTGTAATACGTGCACGCTCTGACAATGCTGCCCCACCAGTGCCGGTATAAAATGATAAGTACGAGCCGCGTGTTGCATGTGTGGCATCGGACCATGCCGCAGCTATACGACACATATCCGTATTGATCGTAGTTGTAGTTTCGCCTTGGAATAGTAGTCCAGTGCCAAAACCAGTAGCAGCGGTCCCGGACGTATTATGCCCGAGTATCGCAACGTTCGTTATAGCATCTGTAATGGCATCATTTGTTATGCCATGTATCGTGGCCTTGGGGTCTTGTGTAGATACACCAAACCTGAAGTTCTCTGGATCAATACAGAATATCGCATCCCCGCCATAGCTAATCCAAAGGTCATTTCCAAGACCCTCGTTGTTATTTCTATGGTCAAAATACCACCCGCCTCCCGCGGAGTTAAGCAATGAGAATCCAGGTATCTCTCCGGCGACTCCTTTAATTGTGAACCTGCGATCCGGGTATACTGTATTTAATCCTAGCTCACCGTTGTCCAGAAGAAACAACCACTCCGTCATCACGGTGTTGTTCAATGTCGCAAATTGAAGATACGACGATCTTGTTGCATGGGTAGCGTCATACCACCTTGCAGCAATTAGCGCCTGATCAACATTCTCGGTAGTGGTAGTTTCTGCCTGAAATAGAATCTGTGCGCCTAGCCCGCTACCAGGAGTGCCGGTAGAATTATGACCAAGTGTAAGCACAGTTGTTGGATATATCGTTTGTTCATCTTCGATTACCAGATGAAGAACACCGTCAACGTATGCATCAAATGATCCCTCTCCTGCGTTCTTAAACCGTAACGCTTTATTTGATGCACTATTAAATCCAATGTAATAGACTGGCTCAGACCAGCCAGAACCAGATGGAACATCACCCCAGGATAAGTAACTTGCTCCTAGCTTGTGCCTGAAGAAATACGATGCCGAATCTGATGGCTGTACTTCAAAGACTACAGACGACTCCCCGGCCTCGGTGTTGCCAGTACGACGCCTGATTGTTAGCTCGCGACGTGCATACGATGCGCGTATAGAGCCAATGTCAGTTGTGTCAGTGGCAGCATACCTAAACTCTATTCCTGGCGCAGTGTGCATTGATCCAGAATCATGTATCTGGAATGGCGCACTTGTTGCCGTTGCGTGCCCAACCCACATCCTGACCGATCCAGCAGAACTAATGCCAGCAATATCGTCGCTAACACCGTCACCAACATAGATGTAGCCATCGCTATGAAGTATTGACGTTGCGCTTTTCCAGTATAGGTTCGTGCCATCCCACACGATGCCCTTGACAAGAGCACCGGAGGCAGATGCGCCAACTCGAAATCTAGGCGTGCCTCCATTGTGGTCCAGCCACCAACCAGACTCGGGATCGGTCGCATGTAAAAAGTCAGTAACACCTGATTTTAGCACGCCACCCGTGCCAATAGTTATTGATCCGGTGAACGAGCCTGAAGAAGCATTGATTGCTCCGGTAACAGAAAGATTTGCGCCGTCATATGTTAGTTCGCCCCCTCCGGTTGCACCAATATAGAACTTGTATGCGTCGGTATCATACCCAAGCCAAAAGCCTGTGCCTATACCATATGCAGTTGCGCCACCCTTGATATGCCCGGCAGTGCCAACGGACATACTTCCGTCCATTGAGATCGAGCCATTAGCGGCAATAGTTATCTTAGCATCCGTGTTGTTTCTTAACTGAATAGCACCTGACGTGATGTATACATTAGACTGGTTTATCGCTTCTTGTCCAATTAGAATAGAGCCATCTGTTTTCCATTGGGCAACCTGGGTGGTGTTGTTGAGTATTCTAATGCCACTATTGGTATCAACTACGATAGATGTATTTCCGGCAATGCCATACTTCCCTGCTGCGAATCCCCAATAGTTAGCGGTTATGCCATAGGACCCATTGAGATTACCCATCCTAGTAACTCGGGTAACGTCATTGTATGTCCCGCTATTTCTTACAAATGCATCATAGTAGGGACCAGTAGTATCGTCTGCTCTCATTAAGAGATAACCGCTGACATGATCTGCAATAGCGTAAGCATCTCCCGTGCTTACAACGGGTTCGCCTTTGTAAAAATAGTTAGCGCCAGTTAAATCAAGATTCCTTGTTACATTATATCTATATCTACCAACAAGAAATGCGGCTATCCCAGTAATCCGCATGTACTCTAAACGAGAAACATCTGGATTCAGTAGTACAATATCTCCAACATTAAATATAGGATCAACAACGTCAATATATGTATCTGATGATGATACATTCGCACATAGTACGGTTGACGGACTTACCATTAATGATCCGCCAACACTATTGATGGTTTGTTTTGCCATCACGGATCCGCGAATCTCGCCACGTACTATAATATTACCGAACTCTGCGTCACCATTCCTGCTTATTCGCCACCCTTGCATTCCACCAATGAAGCTATCAGAACGCATTTCATAGGGAACAATCATATTGCCCTGGCTTTTGACCATGATGGCGAGAACTACAGGGGTACCATCCGCTAGCCCAACAATAACCTCGTCGCCAATCCTTGCAGAGCGCACGTCCGTTGCGCCAGCGACACGAACACCTTTAAGATAACTAGGAGAGCCTGTAAGCTGAACGTCAACCTTATTCGCGCCCTCGTTCTTGGCCTGTATCGTTCCTCGCCTAAGACCCTCGGGTATTCTACTGTCTATCTCTTTGCGAATTGCACCGATCTGTGTTTTTCTCATTTATATCCACCATGAATCTTTAGATGGACCATCCCATTCTAGCCTTGGCCTATTGCCAAAGTCTCCAATTACTCGTAATACCTTCTCCGTCCCGCTAATAATAGGAGAGGTGTTTTCTAGGGTTAATGTTTGCTCAAACTTAACCTCTTCGTCCGAGATAGAATAGCTGAGTATGTTAGTATTAACAAAGCAGCTTTCGTCTATTCCCGCGAGCGGATCTTGATATTGTACCCTGTCCCGTAGCTCTAGCTCTAGTCTTGGTCTACAAGTACCCGTATATGATACGCCGAGTCTGTTCATATTGTCGCAAATCTCTTGAGCGACCTTGTAACACTCTGCCTGAGTATACAACCCGTCAATCTTTTCTTCGTGATAACGACGCATTGAATACAAGCGTTCTATCTTAGGATCATGGTAATTTGCATAGATAGGCTCGTCGTCTGTTCCGCTTATTACGCGAACATGGCTTGCCCACTCCACATCTTCTATTATCTTATCAGATCTGAACACGCCATCGGATATTGCAAGTGATGTTGTGGTAGGCATGAGTAACCCACAGCGCAACGCAGAATTGTAGTTAATAAAATACTTTGCTTTGTTCATATCAACTAGAGCATCTAGTGGTTTTTGTGCAGTATCGCCCGGAAGAATAACTAGACCGTCTATCTGATTATGGAGTTCTTCTATTCTAAAATAATCAAATGAAACTGGCTTATCACCCGCCTCAGGACAATAAGCTGCTAGTCCAAGGTATACCTGATCTGAATAAGGTGTCGCTGCATCTATCCATGAGCCAATATGCACCTTGTTTACCCATATACCAATCCAGTCTCCCTTTGCCTGTACAACCATATCACTCCAATAATATATTGGGATAGTCGCTGGTAGATAGAAAGTATGCATTACTGACGACGCTCCGGTTTTCTTATAAAGACGAATCCTGTCTACCCCCAACGCTATAACAATTGCATTGGTAAAGTCAGTGTCGCTTCCGCGAATAACAATACCGCCTTGTTGAGCAGCCTCGCTGAAATTTACATTAAGTCTAACAACAACATCTGATGCAGAGTATCCACACAGCGCGTATGTGAACGCGCTTGTATTATACCCACTTATTACACTTGCCGCAGCAGAGGCAGGGCTGAGTGTCCATGCAGCAGGATTTAATGTCCAGCCCTCACTAATTGTTCCCGTGTCAAAGTGATCATAAAACGCAGAGTCAAATCCACATCGTGTGATACCCGCCTTTGCAGCAATTGCACGTGTTAGCGTTTCAGTTGTCTGTGGTAATTCATATCCATACACCAGGAAATAGTCAAAGTCTTTCCAGTGCAGAATCGTTGGTGTTACCGTGTAAACCCAATACTCGCGATCTCGATGACCTTCGTCACTATTAAACTTCACGCTTATTCCGTTGCTTAGAGCGTGAAGTTCACCTGGTTTAATTACTACACCAGTTGCATTCCAGGACGCGCCCCCAGTGTCAGACCACTTAAATGTATCAGGTTCATCATCTCCGTCAATTTCAATCTTGTATATAGCAGCATTTTCACCAGTGTATACACCAGAAACCGTCATATCATTAAGATCACCCGCATTAGCAGGGACAAACTCGAAATCATATATATTAGTTTTCGGCGGATTACGCGCTGCTATTCCAACAAGACCGTCGCCAATTATTCTACTAGCGCTCGCTCCATCTATAAAATTAACGTAACGTGTCCAGGTTAACCCGTTGGTACTTAGCCATCCTTGGATATATCCATACCATATCTGTACTCTGAGCCAGTACCATGTCTCTGCCGCTGGCGCAGGTATTCCAGATAAATCTACAGACTCAAGCGTATAAGATATTCCATCGAGTTTCTTGGTCAAGACCATTTTCTTGGCATAGAAACTATCGTCACCAATTACTAACAGGGAATAGGCAGTATCTAGTGTGGAATCATCTACTCCAAACATTACCCCTGCTGCGCCGTAAGCCTGACTAGACGCATTCGCAAACTTAAACCTTGTTTCTATCGTGCAGTTTGCTGCTCTATCGTATCCAGCAAGCGCTATATTCCACCCGCTCCCATCTACGCCAAGTGCTTGCATTGCACCTGAATCCGCTGAATAATTCCAACTTCCAGATATATCAACAAAGTTTTCTTGATACTCAGAAAGAGATGGAAGATGAGTGTATAACCTATTTGCACTTAAATAGGTCAATGCTCGATCAGATTTCCATGACTTTAGTAACTTAATATCGTCTCTGGCATTGATTAAAAGCTGATTTTCTCCGAGTAGATTTGCTTGATTCACACTATCAATTGTGAATTTACCAACCTGAATACGTTGAATCGATGAATCTATCAATACGCCAAAATTGTCAAAGGTATCGTCCAGAGAGCCTATCATTCCGTGTTTTGTTGCTGACCTGTTAAACGAGTTGTAGAAAGAGGCTCTTAGAATGGTATCAAGGTATACCTTATATTCATCATCATGTACCTCGATTCTCATTATAAATGGGTCGCCGGGCGACGTTGGCTCTACTTCCCACGCACGATGTGAAATTCGTGAGCCATTTTTATAGACGTTTTGTACTAGCAAGCCTCCGAATAGTGACTGATGCCATCGTACAGAAATGTAGTTTCTTACATCTATGGCACGTATCACTAGGCCCGGAGCAGTGGCATCAGACGCGGGGTCAATAGTTGCCTGTACCGTAAACTTATCACAGTATGCGCAATCGACGGTAGCTATCCAGCTACTACCTGTTGGTGCAGTTCCGGCACAGTGAGCTTTGTTTGATTGAATATCCCACGCACCAACTTGCTCTACCCAAGATGATCCCGCGTCAGGAGCATATGCATCTAGAGAAGTATCATTATCATCCGTGAAATAGCTTACTGCTACGCCGGTAGTATCACCAGCTTCTATGCCTACCGAATAACCGGCAGTTATAACAACCTCAGCGCCCTCTGCGATAACCTCGCTGTTATCAAATAGATGATCTGGATTTCGCACTGTTATATTTGCAACACCCGCTGATCCATCTGAGAAGTTAGTGCTCCACTGTGTAACATAGCGTGATATATCAGTAGCGTTGTTTTGCCCGGTTAGTGTACACCCAAGAGAACGCATCACTGTTCGAGCAGCTACATAGTAAGCATAGCTACCGGCAATAATAATTCTACCCGGATTGAGCATATATGTTCCACCAACATCGCTGAGGTCTTCTACAAGGGTAAATCTATCTGTCCAATTTTCAAGGTCACTACTACGCATTGCACTACAAAACCATTGATCGTATGGCTCGGCAGATGGATCACCATGCAGAAATGTTACCCAGTACTCGCCATTGATTCTAGAAAGCCTTACCGCACTCTGTCTTTCGGTTTCGTTTGATGTATCCAATTGAAGGAGAGGGTACATGTCTGACCAAAATCCATTCTTAAAGTGTATCCCTATAATGTGGGTGTCATACTCTGTAGTATAATCATCCATAGGCCATAGGGAGCTAACGATAAAGAACTCTTTATTATATGTTCCGAGATAGCCATCACCGTGTACTAGAATAGAATCAATGTTATGATGCCATGTAGAGTATACCCCGAGTGGATAATATGGACTCGTATATATAGTTGACCACACACCCAGGACAGATCTTTCTCTGATGACAAATTTAGTTGGCGCTCCATTCGACGGAGTAGCACTAGCGCGATCTGCTATGATTAACGTGGAACTACACGGAATAGATAGCTTGTACCCAACAGGGTTGGCTGCGTATGTATATGCAAGCTCTGCCGCGCCAAATGTATCGGCATTGTCGGTAGATTGCATCCAGTATACCTTATGTGTTCCGCCGTCATTGATAGCATAACATACTTCTACTGTTCCTGATTCGGTATCGGCCCAACATCTCACATCTGTTGGATCTGCTACAGATGCAACAAGCTCGGTCCACGTCTCCCATTGCGCAACAAGAGACAAGTCGTTTACAAGCTGACCGAATATCTTTTCGGTAGACGAACTCCATCTTACTCGAAAAACAAGTCCATTAGACAACGCGCATGAGTCATTGTAATAATCATTATCTCCAGGCTCAAAAGAAAACACTTCGTCAAAGTTAAGACGGTTGTTTTCCACTGTTATCCTTGTGCTTGGCTTGCGAGTATTAGACTCTTGTAGAGTAGCTAGAGTAGAATTAATTGCCCTCATTACACCTTCGCCTTAATTGTTATTGTGTAATTCCATCTATTTGCTGAGTCAATGTCGCTCCGCATTTTACCTTCAGTTATGGCAGTAAACACAGCATTGGTAAAGTGGTCGCCCCACGGAGACAAGAAATCAATCTGACTGGCTTTAGCAGCAGAGGCTATAAGTGTACCTTTCTGCGTCCATGAAGTACAGGCAACCGTAAATGTCAATGTATCGCCTATGTGTCCTGCATTCTGGTAGTCAATGTCGCCATATGTCGTGGCAGCATTAGATGATGGTATTATCGGGGTATGGGTAACGCCCTGCGGCCCACCTAATAAAACATAGTATGTTCCGTCGAGTCGAACCCCACTACCATTAAGATATGCTTTTTCGGCTATCGTTGCATCGCTCATTTACGTATCTCTTCCCACCAGTCAGTCATTGCCGGTAGTAGATTATCTCTTACTGCTTGTGGTTGCGGTGCTCCATTGATCTCAATATTTACATGAAGATCTCGCGCATTATATGACGCTGGTTGTAAATATGCACCACTGAGCAACATGGCACCCTCTAATTGTTTGGAGATTGTGGAAAGCCCACTGGCAATCTGTGGCCAACCAGATGCCAAGAATTCGGTTAGAGCCAGTACCGTTGTTGCGGGAACAACTATCTCGCCTTTATGAACCTTGGCGATTTGAGTTTCTGAGATATAACCACCAGTCGCAAATTCTTCTACCTTTGGCTCTTCTGCGGATGAGGTGGTTTCAGTCTTTAGCTTAATGATATAATCTTTAGGTATCTCGTTGATCTTATCTATAAATCGTTGTATTGTAGTAGAGAATTCCGCATATCCATCGTTCCAACCATCAGTCATGGCTTTTGCGTTAGCCTTGGTGTCTTTGTAAATTTCTGCCGATATATCAGTCATTCGCTTAATATCATTGAATAATCTGGTAATAATCCCACCAGGGCCTACAAGTACATCGTACAATGAGTTAAATGTAGTAAGACTATCGTTGTATATAGTCACAAATCCGTTGTAAACAGTAATACGCAAATTTGTAATAGGACTCGCTAAATCTCCAGTAAGATCAGCGAACGTTTTAATTATCTTGGACATCATATCTGGTATGATACTATGTCCAACTAATTCATCTTCCTCTTGTAGCCAAGCCTCGCTCATTGCGCTGGTTGCAGCGCGTGTTTGGGTATCTACGTCTCCGGTCAAACCTTCTAGCTCGGTATTAATCCCGGAACGAATACTTGCAAATGGTCCACCTTCTTCCGTCAGCTTACTTGCTACATCTACAAATTCCATTTTAAAGATGGACTGAACTCCGCCATCGCCACCGATAGCATTTGATACCGATGCTGGTATCTTTCCGGCTTCCGTAGCTATATCTCTTGCAATCTTATTGATTGGATTTTCTACAAGATTGAATGCATCTTTGAAAATAGTACCTAATGAGTGTTTCGAAAGCGCTTTTTCCATATCCTGTGGCGTCTTGGCGATTTCCCTGCTCATCGCGTCGCGTAATTTTGCTATCTCGCCATTATCGCCAGCTACAATCTCTGCCGTGGTGGTAAATATATTAGCAAACCCACCATAGACGGAATCCGCCATGCCATCCTGTGTAGCTCGTAAACCAGAGCCAAGATTATCCCATCCCCTTTGCCACTTTGCTTGTCCTTCTCGCAATCTTGCATCAGACTCATCAAACTTACCAGTAATTTTCAGGAAGAATGCCTCTAGGGTGGACAGTACACCCTCTATGATTCCAGTGAGGCCAAGAAATACTTGTGCGATACCAACAATAATCTCGCCTAATCCAGGTAATGCGCCGGAGACAAATGTTATAGCAAGGTATAGCTTTGCGAAAAGCAACACTATCGGCGCAATCACTGGAAATAGAAGTATACCAAGCACTACCGCTATACCTCTACCATTTTCAATAAACTCGTCTAGTATAGGCTGAAGCGGCTCAAGTGATTTCTTAAATCCATCAAAACCAGCCCTTATGCCATCAAGAATTGGTTTAACAATTCTCCATGCCGTAGGTATCTTGCTAAGAGCGTCTACAAAATTAGTGACTTTCTGGGTAAGATCAGCCATTACATCAATCTTACCGCCACCACTGGCCGCAGTCTCTTCTTCTTCAGCCCACGGGACAAACTTGCCACCACGTATACTGCCAGCGCCACCAGCGCCAGCACCCGCTTGAGCGGCCTCTTTTGCAGCCTGGGCAGCTTTTTGTGCGGCTTGCGCCTCATTTCTAAGGGCATCTAGCCTTGCTTCTGCGGCCCGTTCTATGACCCTGTATTGATTCTCGTATTCACGCATACGAGCTTCTTCTGCTCGTTTCATGCGTTGATCGGCTTTTTGTAGTGCTTCTACAACTTTCTTTTGACGATCTACCTCGGCCTCGGCAAGTCTAATCTTTTCTTCTTGTGCTTCAAGGACAGATGTAAACTCTGCTTTTACTTGAGCCTCAACCCTTTTGGCGGCAGCCTCTTTTAGCCTTACCTGATCCTCTTGCTCTTTTGCCAATCGCATCATTGCATTGGCATTGAGTTCTGCAAAGACAAGAATATTATTACCGTAGCGCTTTGATGTGTCACCAATCTTGTCTAGCTTAATTTGAGCGCGGGCAGTATTCTCTTCGGCCCGAGCAGACTCAACTTCTAACTGCTCTTGATTTATCCCAATCTGAGCAAGTCTAATATCTATTTCTTTTTCTTGCAGAAGTTTAAGCTCTTCTAGCTTTTCCTTCTCTAAATCAGCAGCTTCCTCCAGGCTATCTTGAAGATCCTTGGCAGCGTCAATCTCGTCCTGTCGCGCACTCTGAGCAGCCTCTATAGCAGATTTCATTGAGTCGGTTTCGGCTTCGTGCGCCCTGCGCATTGCACTTAATGCATCTTGAGCTTCGTCTACTGCGCTCTTTGCCTCTTCGTATATTGCCTCCGTTATTCTCTCAGTCTCGGTAGGGCCTTTCTTCTTGCTACCACCACCACCACCACCACCTGCTCCGGCAGCTTCTTCTGCAAGAAGTTCCTCTGCGATTGGTGTAAGTTCCTGGCCCTCTTTGGCTTTAATGTCTGTACTTTTTGCGCCTGGAAAAATACGCTGAACAACACTGGCTATCATACCAGTTGCACCTGGAACAATGCTATTGATCATTGATCCAATATAATTGCCGATTGACTGAAATGCTGCGCCTATACTATTAGCTACAGAAACAGCAACTCTGCCTACGTACAACAATCCACTGATTAGAGGATCTATCCATGAAATAGCATTAGCAATACCGTTACCAATAGCATTGCCAACTGCTAGTATTTGCGGCAAGTGATTTGTAGCAGCGTCAACCAAGCGGTTCAACTGGAATCCAAGTTCATCTAGTACGGGTTTACCAACCGCTCCGGCAAATTGCTCGAACACGTCCTTCATATTCTGTACGGCACCAGGGAACGTGCGGGCCATTACCTCTGACATACCCTTGTACTTTGTGTCAATGAACTTGACCAACTTGGTCATAATTTCTTGGGTGGAACCAATGGCCCTACCTGCCGAGTCTGTCTTGATTCCCATTTCTTCCATGTTGAAACCAAGAAGTCGCAAATAGTAAATACCACGACCAGTTGCACCACTAGCAATAAGACCCAATGCACGGGTTACTTGATCGAATGACTTTCCTGTGCCAGCGGCAGTATCAGCAATCCTTCCAAAGAAGAACTTTGTTTCAAGCCCAAAAGCCTTCATTACTCGGATACCTTCGAGCAGTCCGGCGAAATCGAACGGGGTTTTTAATGCTTGTACTCTTGCGTAGTCGATAATCTCTACGGCTTTTTCGACAGTACCAAACAACACAGTAAACTGAGCGTCTATTCTTTGGAACAATGCGCCCATTGTCCCGAAGGCGGATACGGTTTGCAGAATTACATCGACAACCTTGCGTAATGCCTCGTACATCCCTATTGCGAATGTGGCAGTTACTACTGCTCCAAGAATAGGCATTCTACTTAGTGTGCCCAAGAATCCATTCATGGCAGTTCTAGCCGTGTTGGTAGCTATGCCAAGAGGTGTAACCGCACTAGTAATGCCGTGAATGGAGCTTGTTGTTCTTGCTGCTGTTTGAGCAGTGGTAGTACCCATGCTCTTCAGGCTTTGATTAACAGTATTGAAACCCTTATTCATTGAAGAGGTCAGGGTCCCCATCTGTGTACTGATTTTTTGAAGACTTGCTACGGATGATTGGAGAGACGACTGAAGCGCAGTATTCATACTCGTTGCTTGAGTAGTAACATTGTTAAGCGCGGTAGCAGTCTTTGCAGCTTCGTTATTAATTTGATTAAGCTCTTGAACCATGAGCTTTGCATTAGAATCAAACTGAATAACGTACTTTAAGAGTTGCTGTTGAGTTGCTTCAGTCGCTCTTGTCATTTATGTTTTCTCCGGGACAAAGTACCCTAGCTTTTCTATGTCCAACTTATTACCATGAACATCAAAGTAATTACCTTGCTCATCTATAACTACATCAATCATTTCTGCCCTACCAGTCTCAAACAATATATCCATATTCCCGGCAGCGCCAGAAAGTTTATCGGTTTGTCCGGCAAAGCTAGTAATAGCTTTAGCAATATCCTCAGGCGACATCTCTGAGTCATCTATATCAAATACTGCCTTCCACTTATTCAGTTCGCCTCCGGCAAGTAGGTAGCGCTCTTTCGCCTGTCGCTCTTCAGTAATCAATGCTGTGAGTAAACACGGCCACCAATCACGCCATGCCATTTCATTGTTGGCATAATCAAAAGTGACATTGAAGTGATTGCAGACTAGACGAGTGTGCTCGTAATCAATTAATCCAGTTTTTCCTGGATCGTCGTCTCCTGATCCTCGCCGGACTGCGTAGGGTTTACCCTGAAGATCCTATCAATTGCAATCTTTGCTTCTGGAGTAATGTTTTCTACGAACATATACTTCAGCGCCTTGAACATTGCCCAATAAACTTCGATGGGATCTCCATCATTCTCAAGCTCTTTGGCGTCTACTTGCAACAGGAATGGCAGGAGTCTTTCTATATCATCTGCGCGGTCTTGCCAGTATGTTGATATGAATACAATAAGCCGAAACACAGAGTCTTTGTTCTCTGCAAGCCATTGTTCGGCAGTGGTCTTGTTGGATAGAAAATCAGCTAGATTGAAGCCCGCCTTATTGGAAACTTCCATCAAACCAGATGCAAGTGTTACAACCTTCGGCAAGACTAAACGCGCTCTCTTGCCCTTGTAGGGCTGAAGCTGCTTAGTCTTGCCGAACAATACGATCTCATTACTTTCTAGTTTTTGTACTTCTTCGTTCTCAGACATATTGCCCTCCACTTTATTGTGTTAGATAGTTATTACCATTGCTATGACGCCCATTAGACCACTCTTCGCGCATGTGACAGGGTTGACAGAGTGTAATCAAGTTATCAGGTGAATTATCTTGTGAGACTTCCCAGGGAACAATGTGATGAACGTTCAATGGATGACCCTTTTCCCTAGCCTCGTCCTGAGTCTCGTTACATACTCTGCACTTATATCCATCCCGCTCAAGTATATCTTTGCGTAATGTTAGCCATCCTGGTCCACGATACTTCTGATGACCACCCTTAAACCATGAACATCTAGGGCCACTCCGAATGCCTTTGTGCATATCAAAACGAGTTAGCCAGTTTGTGATGGTTTTGTGATCAGTGCCGCACTCTTCAGCAATTTGTGCTATGGTCATATCTTGTTCAACAAGTTCGGCTAGCGCTAGTCTTGCCTCATTGTGCGACACCCACTCGCCATACAATTTAAGTTTTCCATGCGACCAATGTTTGTCGCCAAGCATGTATCCGGTTTCAGCGTGCCTAGCTTTGAGTTGGCGCGATACAGAGTTGCTACCATCTTTTGTGAAATGAATACCTTTTTGATGTAACTGTTGATCTAGCAAGTTCCATCTTTCCAATAGGTACGTCATTGATCCTAGTGGTATATTTAATTCTCTGGAAATCTGCGTAACTGCCTGGCCCAAATTAAGCCTTTCTGCAACGCACTCTCTTTTTGTATCATACTTACTAGCTCTTTGCATTTTGTAGTATCCTCCCTATAAGATCATAGAAAGATACCACAGCTTGCATTAATGCGCAACATGTATCAATATTGGTATATTGGTATATTGGTATATCATTATAATTAATCGTTCTGGTCTAAAAAAGATATAAATTTCCCAATCTATTGCCAAGTGCCTTGGTCGTATCTACTACCGCCGTAAACTTCAGGTCAATCGAGTTGGATTGTGAATACGCCATGTCCCAGTCGATTCCTGATGTAAGATATGTGGCGTATAGAGTAAGAAACCCGCCAGACACGCCGTTTACAATGTTGTTGATAGACGGAGCACCACAGTCCACATTCGAGAACTCAATAACCAATGGCCAAGTAGCAAGAGTACAACCCTGCCCAAACGTGATCAACTGCTCGTTAGTGCTTAGGTTGTATAGCTGCCCAGAGCCGAACGCTTCCTTGAGAACCTCTGGCCTGAATTGCTTGATCCCAACAGTTACTTCCGTCTTCTCTCCACGAAGCTCGTACAGCGTAGCTAGGGTATTCCCAGAATCTACCAACTGAATATCAGGATTGTGCGTAAACTGAATCTTTGTCAAATACCCAAGATCAATTCCAGTCCCGGCAGTAAACCCAATACTGGCACCTGTGCCATACGAAACATACAAATGACTTGTGGTTTCTAGAGTGCCCTTCCATCTTACCCGAGACTCGGGCTTAACGAAAAAGCCTCTTACCGTAGTAGGCGCACCTACAGTTCCATAACTTGCAGCACCCATTTTAATTCCTCCTTATTAGTAAAGCACACTGGTATCTGTGCATTGATTTACCAATGTGAATTCCAGTACAGCATATAAGAACGGCCCACTCTGTCCATCACCCATCCCGGCAACAGTGTCTAGACGACGCTTGGTTACACGTCTGTTGAATGCTGGATCTTGTGATTCGGACAGTTTGAACTTAATATCATCGTCGCTAGTATATACAGAAGTATCTACCAACAACGCTGCCATCCTGTCAGTGAGAAGTGCAAAGTCTCCACCCATCTTTCCGTAAAGCTCGTTCTCTCCACTCTGAGGGATAGCAAAGTCTACTACTTCTATCAAGCAGTCGTATTCGCTGCCAATTGTTTTTCCACCATTCCCACCCCTTTCTTCGTATAAAGCAGATAGATCCGCCCAAATTGATACGAAATAATACTCTTCTGGCATTGCCAAGCGCTCTGTAACAATTTGGTTAAGATTGCGATTATTACCCTGAGTAGATAGCCCAGATACAAGAGTCAACTTGTTGTCATGTATTAGATTGTATAGTGCGTTTTTTACTTGACTCTCTAGCATTATGGTTTACCTGTAAAGTTCATTTGGCTACTGATTTGCGTTCGCAATGCCACAATAAGAAGCCTATTGACATCTGCTCTTGCTTTATTGGCAGCACGAATATTAAAATCACTCGGGTTTACTATTCCTGGATGTGACACAAGATATGGATTAGAGTATCTGCCTTCCTTGTGCCACCAGAAATGTAGCCTGTGACCACCGGCAAAGAATGATTGCCAATAATCTGTCGGGATCATGTGCGGCTGCGTACCTTTAGTGATCCACTTGGCATGTTTCGGTGCGTCCACGGATACGACGACACGACTACCAGACACAGTAGCCTTGGCAGTAATGGAATCTTGTAATTTCTTGTGTCCTGGCTGAGTGGACATGCCCGGATGGATGTAATCCCCCTTTGGAGCCTCCGACCTAAAGGCTTTCTGAACCACGGGAACAACGTCGGATTGTACTCTTGGCAACATTGCTCTTGTAATAAATGCTGCACTTGCTTTATTCAGTTGCCCTTTCAGCCAAGGGATATTGTCGATCTCTTTTTTTACACCAGCCATCACAACACCTGAACCGGAATGTTTATGCTACGCTTTGCGGTACGACCATTCTTGGTAACAATTGTATTTGATGGGCCATAAATAGAATCAGCCGTGCCACCGCTTGCCCACAACGTAGTTGTCGTGGTGGTTTTAGTATCGTCTGCATTGGTAAGTCCAGTTGGCATCGTCCATTCGCTGGTGCTTATTTCGTCTCCAGCAACAAGCCAATCTGTCCAATCAATTGTATAATCCAGTATTTCTAATGGATCTTTCGCTGGTAGCAATGGTCCATTCATTCGCAAGTAACCTTATGTGTACGATTATCATATCCAATTTCAACTGTGCGATTCTCGTATTGCGCGTTATATGTACGATCATCACATGGAATATTTACAGTGCGACTCTCCACAGGAACATCAAATATACGATCATCATGACCTACAACATAAATACGACAACTGGGAGTAGTAGCTACTTTTGCACTTTTATCAAATGGAATAGTAAGCCATATCGCCCTATCAACACTGTTCACTGAGTTATTTGGAGTTGCTACAAGTCTCATGTTGCCGCTCCTTGGGATTGGGTAACATTGTCATCTGTAATCGGTTGAGAAGTAACTACTGTCGCTCCATCGTCTGCATAAGTTTTTAAATCAGTCGCGGTCATTGTGGCTTTCTTATAGAAGCGCCTCCACGTTGCCACGACCATTTCACGGAAGTTAGACGCCACGCCAGTCGGAGCCACAATGCTAACGCTATCTAGTCCATCGCTTGCCAGCTTGTAGCCCGTTTTGTCATTGTTCGTCCCAACTGTAACCGGATTGGAAAGTAGTGCCTCGTCGGTGCCATCCCAAGAGAATGCGCCGAAACTCACCTTATCATCCATTATTGCAGGATTAACACCGGCTTGGTTGTAACAAATGTAGGTATAGTTGTCAGCAGATAGCGCGGGTACGATCCCGGTATACAAGCCACCCGCGCCCTCGGTCATAGCAATGTTATACGTCGTCCAGTTTGCCGGATTAAGCGCCTCAAACGCCGTGCCGTTCCAGGCTTGTCCGTTGTTGTCCAGCAAGACCGCGTATAAGGTTGCGCCGACGGTGTAATAGCCGATCAGTTTCATACTTATGCCGTCACCGCCACGTATACCACCGTATCATTGTCCATATAAGACAGCCTGTCGCCCAGTGTTTTGTCATGGTACACATTGCAATTGTAGTCGGCGTAAACATGCGACGCGTCGGCAAGATCAATATTGACTAATACACTGTTACCTACGTTGTTATTTCGGAAATACTGCCCCAATACGTTTCGCTGGAAACTTGCACCAATAGTGTTATAGCTAAAATCTGTACTAACTTTGTTTGTGAAGAACCCTGAGTTGATGGCGTTGTTGGCAAAGTTAATGCCGATTATATTAGACGCAAAGTCAGTATCGACCGTGTTAGAGGAAAAGTACCCGCCAATAGTGTTATTATAAAATCCTGCACCAACCGTGTTTTTCTCGAATGCATCACCGACTACGTTATTGTAGAATAACGCTCCCACTGTATTGTTATCGTAATACACCGCAATTAGATTGCCGTAGAACGATGCGCCGATTGTGTTGTTAATGAAGTATCCGTCAATCGTATTAAAGAAGCTCCCTGACCCGATTGAGCAGCCGTAGCATGTTGCAGCATCAAGTAATGCATTATTAGGCAAAATCGTTCTAAAATATTTGTTGTACACAGCATTGTCCAACATTGGCTCAAAGTGGACCGATCTAGCTTGTCCGCTGCCAAACAGCGTAAAATCCGCATACTCAGCGCCGCTGGTAATGGACCGCCAATTTGTTGATGCCGCATTCCAATACTCATAAGTATTCAGGTTAAGCATTATGACCCAGTATTCATTGTCTCCGCCGACAGGCTCCTGGTTTAGGCTCGGCTGCAATGCCTTGTATACATATCCATCATCATGGGACACGATGTTTCCTGCAACATAGCTACTAGAACTGGACCACGCCGTTGCATTCGTTTTCCATCTCCGCGTCTTACAGTTCCGCCAGTCTCCTGGCGCGTAATTATCGTAAATCGTATCGCGCCGAAAGGTAATAACTCCGGTAAATCCAGAGACAATAGCCCCCGCCTTCGCAAACGACAGGTCTGTTAGCCAGTGAGCCGGATTCCAGTCGTAGTAGATAATATCCTGTGGATACAATGCGCTAAACGCTTGTGATCCGATGGCATTAGTTGCTATTGCCTGTACAACCAGCGGTTCAACTGCGCCGGTGATAATTCCATCACCCGTCGTGTATTGCACCTTGTTAGCATCGACAATGTAATGCTTCGTAGCAAAATCTGTGATCCGGTAGAATCCTCCGACCGTCAACGTGCTTGCGCCAATCGCCGTCACGAGGTCGGCATAGGTGATGTCAATTGCCCCGCCCCCGCCTGATGCATCCTGCCATGCTGAGTTGCCCGCACCGTCAGCGGTCAGAACTTGCCCGTTACTTGCCGCGCCACTATCAAAATTATCCGCGTTGAGCGGTACGATTGCAATTACATTTGGCATATCTTTCTCCTATTAGAACCTCCCCCAGAACGGGGTGCGTACCATGTTGTGCGCTGCGACATATTCCACGGTCAATAATGGCCGCCGTGCCTCTGTGGCGTGATTCGAAGAGTAAAGCGCCTCTAGCACATCTTCCGCTATCACCAGTACCATGCCATAATTCGCCGCTATCATCGCCTGAAACTGTGCCACGTTCAGCGCGATATTGTATTTTTCGTCTGTCGTGTGTGGCACGACTGCCGCAAGCGTCCCCATCGGTACAGCGTTATAGTCAACGCCACTTACCGAGCAGCCCGCGTCATCGCCACCGTCTGCGCCCGCATCACCGGCCCATCGCACAGTTGAGGGCGTCTTGTAGTTCCAGGTGGACAGTTCGTCCCAGCCGGCGTTAGCGGCTAAAATCGCGTGAACGCTAAAATTGTAGTCACTAGCCACGCCGGCCCCGGACTCTGTAAGCGTCAACGTTGCAGACAACACCGTGGCGCCGACAAGTGACGCGAGATTGAATTTAAGTAGCGGATAACGCCCCTTGCCACTTGCCTTTGAGCAAAGCTGTAGTCCAGTTTCTGTCCCATGTGCACCGTCTGGGGCAAATTGGTATAGAAAAGTATCTATTCCGTCTACGGAGCTTGGGCGCAGGGTTAGAGTCGGCATTTATGCCTCACTGAAATACACAGCGGTAATCGCAACATTGCCAGCTACTGACGCTTTCCCCATCAGCTTCTTATCAGCCACAGCCGCCTTCAGATACCCACGCAAGGTAATCTGCGCCGAACCGTTAGCGGGTAGGTAAACCTTGGCGAATACGGTCGCGCTGGTTTCCTCCTGGATGGTGAAGGACATAGCGGTATCGGTGGATATTAGGATGTCCATTGCCACGATTTTTTGTCCGGAAGTGGGGGCGGCGGTGATGGCGGCGGCGGTGGTCATATCAGCGCCCGTGGTGTATGTTCGCGTGACGGTCTGTGACACGCCCGCGTCCTTAGTTGCGCCGATGGTATTAGTGCCACTCGGCAATGCTTCTTGAACCGCAACCTTGAGATTCCCACTGCCAGTAAGTGCGGCAGGGAGTTGATCTGAAGATGACGACAGCAAGTCAACTTGGACATGTCCGTCTGCGTCTATTAATACAAGATGTGCATCTCCGCTACCATCCTTGATTGTATTTCCATATATTCCTACACTAATAGGTGGTGTCGGCATAAGTTGTCTCCATTAGAAATTTTGCCATCCATTAAGCACGTCATATTCCCAAGACTCCCAATCTTTTACATCAGAATTCCATAACTGAACAAGATCTGTGAACTCTCGAAGAGTCATATTGTCTGAAGCTCCCTCTAGTCCTTCTCGGAAGCTAGACATAGGGCCACGGTGAGACTTGAGCTTAATGTTTGCAGGAGTTCCAGGATAAGTCTTTGCACGTATACCCATCCCGGCAGTACGCCTGATTTTGTTTAGAATTTCTAGAAAGCGATCCCTAAAATATCGCGTACCTGTAGGAAAGCCAGAACGTGATCCTGAGCCTACGGCTGGTGCCGGTTTTAGTGCATCAATAACCATTCCCGCAACGCCCATTATTGATGCTAGAGTAAGTAGATTTGTTTGCTGTGCAGGAATTGTCTCGCCAGTAATAGCAACTAGCGGAAGCATGTAGCCTGCCTCTGCTAGCGCCATGTCTAGTTCCGAGTCTACAAGTGTAATCCAACTCTCTACCTGAGTAAGAGTAGGAGTCGTTAATTCAGTAAAACCAGTTGGCGAACCAACAGTGTTAGGAAACATTCCACGCAGGATGTAACTAACCTGTAAACTTGTGCAATAGGCCATAATGAAAAATCCTAGCTGCTGGTCCTCTCGCTGGATACCGACCAGCAGCTTATTTATGCATTAACGGTATAGCAACAAACTGCATTCGGGCGCTTGAATCGCGGGAAAGCGTTGATACCAACGCCAATCTCAACGTTCCAAGGATTCTGGTTTTCCTTACGGAAAGTGAACTTGCCCGTATTCCAATCATTCGCCATAGAAGGTGACGTGGCCAAATCACCAAGATCATTGGCAAGATAGCTCGGGAAGATGATAACCTTGTTCTCGTCCAAGAACCGAGTCCAATTCTCAGTAATCGCGCCAGCAGAACTATACGTGCGATAACTCCAAAGAGCATCATACGGAATAATAGTGTGGCCAAACTCGCGCTCAATGAATGTCTTGGTCTGGGTAATATCCAGGAACCCCGGATTCGTATACTGCAACACGCCTTGAAGAAGAGTGCTCTTGCGCAAATAAGACAACACCTTGCTAGAGCAGATCATCGTTAGACGATTGCCATCAACCGGGATGCCTTTATCGGCGAAAGCCTGAGCGATAACTTCAAGATCGTTGATGGCGTTAGCAGTAGCAACGGTACTCCACGCAACCGCAGTTCCACCAGTAAGATCAGAAATATTACCAGTCGTAACATCGCTCCAGGTAAGAGTAAAGTTTGACTGAGCATATCCCGGTGGGTTAGATGGCCCTGTAGCTGGCCAAGTCAAGCTGCCCTGAAGGGCGTTCATGCATAGGTACTCGATAGTACTATTGACCTCTGAATTACACCACTCAAGACGTTCTCGAACTTTGCGTTCAGCAGTCTTGCGGAAAGAGGCAACCATTCCACTCTCTGTCCCAATCATACCAGGATCACGCAAGGTACGAACTGCTGACTCTGGAACTATCCTTGATGAACCGATGCGAACAATATCAGCAAACAGGGTTTCGTAGTTCGGGTCATCCCCTGGTTTAATCTCACCATCAACGGCGTATACACCTGCCAATTGATTCTCTGCACTGATAACATCCCACGTAAGCTCATCAAACATTACATCTTTAACAGGGAAAAGACCTGGGCCACCCTGTCGCATTGCATTATCTGGTAAGCCAAGATCACCAAAGTTGGTTCCCATATAACTTCGGTTGTAATCTAGTTTCTTGACTACATCCAGTAGGAAACGCAGTCCTAACGTATCGTATGCCATTTTCTACTCCTTATATCCACTCGATATTAGCGAGCGAAGTCTTTACACCAGCAGCAACGCTACCAAGTGACCCCTCGCATTCAACAAGATCTTCTCGTACTCGGGCATGGGTATAGTAACCAACCAACTTGTCCCCGAGCTTCATGTTTACTGGCTCGGTTCCCATCATAATGCCCTTGGCGGTATAAGTTGACCCAGAAGCGCGAACCATCAATTTGCCAGTGTACGTACCAGCATCAACATAGTCCAAAACTACACCGGGGTATACCCACTTATCTCCAAATGCATCAGCGGTAAGGCCGATGTCTCCACTGAGAGTGTCACTATCACTACGGACAGCCGCTAGACTATCCAACCATGCACGTCGTCGCGTGCTTGGCCCACTTTTCAGGTACGGCATTGTTATATCCTCCTTAAACCTTCATGAACGAATCAACGTCTTCTTGGGTGTAATCAGCCTCGTCGCTAAGATTCAGATTCGGCTTCTCGTTGTCGATCTGAGTCTGCTCTTCGGTTTTGATTGGCCCAGTAACGTTCTGCAAAAATTGAGATAGAGCACGATACATATTAACGGGAGCAGCGCCCTCTTCGAGCATGACCACATCTTCACCGTTACGTTGCAGAGCCACAAGCATTGCGCTGACGCTGTTAATCGTGAACGGATCAACGCCACGACTAGCAGCCTTATCGCACATTGCAGCGATCTCTGCTTTCTTTGCATCAGACTCCATCTTGACAAGTTGCTCTTCGAGAACCTTGACCTTTGCAGCTTCCATCTTTAAAACCGCAATGTCTTCGGCGCTAAGAGTAACAACTGGTACAACAGGCACAACTGGATCCGGCGTAGTAATCTTCGGATCTTCTACGACAGTATTTTTCTCGGGCATTTGTAACTCCTTCTTAGTAGCTAATCTTGATTCAAACAACTGAGTTTGTACATCCATTGAACATACCAGTGGCTTTTGGCCTGGAAGGAATGGCTTGTTGGTGAGTGCGAATCCTACAAACAAGGCCCCTTTCCCCTCGTGATCTTCCTTGTATTCTGGGGAAATGTATCGGTATAGTTTATCGCGGATATTTGCAATCCCCTCCTTTGTCCACTCGACTTTTCCCATCAGTTTCTTGTTCTTATAAGCAAGCTCCTTCACCCATCCCTGAGCAGGACTCTTGTCATGATGCAAGTTCCCTGAAGGTTCATATCCAAGTAGTTTTTCGTTGAAGTTCTTGATCATTGCATTGATCTTGCTCTTGGTCATGGAAAGCGTTCCATATTCTGGATGCTCCCATTCCCCCTCTTCGTGCATTTGTATCCACTGAACAGGGGAACCATCTTCCTCTAGCTCGATCAAGGCAACATAATCAAAGGGCATATCCGCCTTAACATACTCCACTTTCATCTCCACTTCTTCTGGTTCGCTGAATTCTATCTTGTCTCCCTTTTTACTATAGGCAACCTTGTATAGCTTGCCTTCAAGGTGAGTTATAATATAATCCTTATATACTTTACTTACATATGCGCCTCTCATTTGGGGAACAGGATTACTTGTATATTGACCCTCTTCCCAGGCTGCGATTATTTCATTTTGAAGTTCATCGTATGAAACATCTTCCATAACTACAATATCTTCTATGTTTTGATCCATATTCACGTCCTCTAGCTTGTGCTTGGATACCCAGGCTTTAGCTTTTTCCATGTTCCACTTCGCAGTTGAGAACAAGTATGTTTTGATCTTAGTGGAACCTTGTGGATCCGATTTCAACTTTCCGATCAGGGCCCTTATTCCCTGACTGGCCGAGATGACTATTGTTCTAATTGAACCTTCTACAAATTGATCATCTCCACGAACTGGTATATGCACATAGTTCTCAGTTACTTCTGGCATACATACCTCCAGGAAACAAAAAAAAACGCGGGGCCGATTACTCTATTAAGAGTAAACGACCCCGCGCATCACCACGGCAGACAAGAGAAAGAACCAGACCGTTGACATACGTCAGATCGACATTATTAACTTGTTAATGCAACTATATACTATATTTAAGAATTGTCAAGTGAATCGCGTAGATTCTCTAAAAGATGCATAGATGTTACGGATATAGACTGAGCTATCCCGTCCTTAATAACGATTTCTATTCTACCTTTACGCATGGTGCCAAGTTGTCGCTGCACGTCATTAGATAAAAGCAGCTTCATTATACTTTCCACTTGTACAGCGAACTCGAAATTATCCACTACATACCCCTTGTGATTGGTGCAACCATGCACGAGCACGAAGATAAAAAGATAAATAGAAGAGCAATAACAACAAACACTTTTACATCACTATTGATTCCCACTCATCCCTCCCAATAGGTTATTAAACCACATTGCCTGTCCGGTATTCTTCCCTGACGCTTGCTCTACTAACTTAGTCATGGATTCTCGTGCGTTATCCCATCTGAAATCCTTGCTTCTTTCTAGGCCAAGCTCACCATACTCCTTGCACAACTTCTCGTTTTTAGAGAAAAGCTCAATCGTGCTACCGATAGTATCCTCAGCCACAATCTTCAAAGCAGCACCCGTGTGCCAGCGAGTTTCAGTAATGGGTTCCATGAAGTATGCATTATCGCCAAATATCTCGCTTCTCACTCCCGAGTCATTTACTGTAGCTACTGGTACACCACACGCAGCAGCTTCAAGCGCGGGCAATCCAAATCCCTCTATTGAAGCAGGGTCAATAAATAGATCAGCAAGTGCTGTTCTCTCACATAAATCCATATCAATGAAATTCAATCCGCGCACCTTGGGATCATCACTTACTTTAACATTATTCCAATCGGTAATCTTGTTACTGTCGAACGGAACACCATCAAGCTGATTATACATATCCTGTGGAAATAAGAGATTCTCTGATAGACCAAGATTCTTTTTCCACTCTAGTAAATTCCAGCCCTGCATTAGATATTCTTCGAACGGCTTACAATGCAGATATAGCAAGATGTCATCTCGTTTCTTAACGTGAACTAGCTGGTGCATTGCGTGCATCAGAGACAACTGCATTTTTACGCCCTTGTTACGACCACGAAAAGTAACCACAAACTTGTCGTCCCATCCCACAACTTTACGCATATGTTTACGTAATTCAGGCTCTATGGGTTTCCAGCCAGCATGATCTACTCCGTGGTAGATGTACGGAATCTTGAGTATTCCACCTGAGAACAGCGATATTGTATCCGCTCCCCATTTCGTATATGTTACCGCTGATCCACCACGATGTATTACATCTCGAATGAAATCTAGATAACGTGTAGATACGGGCGATCCCTCAATGGGAAAGTATGCCACAACAGGTGTATCGGAAAACAACTTTCCTATTCGGTTATATGCCGTACCTGGATCTGCAAGAATAAATACAACGTCAGGCTTCTCCATGCTAACAATCGCAGGAGCAAGTTCATACATCTCTGGATCATGTTGACAGGCATTGATCACGCGATATGGCAAATTACTGTTGTCAACTAGCGGCGTAGCAAGGGTACCCATTGCAACAACTTCCATTCCCGCGTCATGAAAACCTTTATATAATTCTTTTGCCACAACACCAAACCCTGTTGTGACAGCGGGACTGTCAGACCAACACAATACTTTGATTTTCTTAGACATTATTCTAGCGCCCTCTCCCAGAATTTTTGTATTACCACATCCCAACTAAAACGCTCTTTGCATATTTGCAACTCTTCCGCCGTTACTGGTCTATCTGTATTAAATATCTCTACCAATGCATACATCAGATCATCGTCTCTTATATGAGGAACGAATACAGCGAAGTCATTAAACCACTGACGATATACGGGCAAGTCAAAACAAATAGGTCGAGCACCACAAGCAAATCCCTCAATTACAGGCAACTCAAAACCCTCTCCGAATCGTAGGCCAGAAACATACTTAGATCTACTATACATCCGAGCAAGATCAGTGTCACTAATACCGCTGTGCGCAACAAAGCCAGCGCCTACCCACGGCTGGAATCTATCATGATCTAGACCTGGACCAAGGTGAAATATCTTTTTCTTTAAGATACGCGCAGCTTGATAGCATTCCTTAATAGCCTCGCCAAATGGCTCGTATCCAGAAGTTGCAACAATAAAGTCCCTTGGAACTATTGACAACTTGCGATCTTGAAACACTTCCATATCAACTCCGAGCGGAGAGTGCAAGAAGTTGAAATCGCTAGATCCTACATAGCTCGGAAGATCGTAATAGCTGAATACCATTTTCGCTTCTTGGAAGATGGGCAACCAGAACTCGGGATCCTGTCTCTCGGCGGTCATGTAACAATACTGTAACAGTACATGACTTGGATGCTTGATGAACTCAAGGCTACCAAGCCCTATTACGGGAACAATCTGCAAGTCTGCTTCTTCTATGTTGTCAACAAACTCAATTCCAGGCGGTGCGTGATGCTTGATTTCATACTGTACACGATGTAATCCAATGCCTAATACTTCTTCTATCTCGGCATATACCTTCATGTGTCCTCCCTAAATTATACTTTTTGCATTGAAAGTATAATCGTTGTCAGAACAATTATACTTAGCCAACAATTGATTTTACTGCTTTAATTACTCGTTCTACTTGTTGATCTGTCATATCTGGGAATAGTGGCAAGCTAAGACATCGTTTTGCAATCCTTTCCGCAACAGGAAAATCTCCTGTAACGTGCCCATATTTTTTCTGATACCAAGGATGAAGATGTAACGGTGGATTATAATGCACACCAGTTCCAATCCCGAGACTGTCAAGTTTCTGTGCAACATCATCTCGGTTATCTACTAGGATTACAAAGATATGCCATGCGTGACCTGTGAAGTCAGCAAATGGCAGACACTCTACCGTGCTCCATAATTCGTCCTGGTAACGTGCAACTATTTTTCTACGCGCCGCAAGCATGTAATCGAGTCGTTTAAGCTGTTGTCTCCCAAGGGCCGCTGCGATGTTAGTCATATTCATTTTGTAACCAGGACGTTGCTCAACGACTGGATGATTTCTGCTTGATCTCTCGTACCTATTCGCATGACCAGCACTTAGTCCGTGCAACGACATGCTTCTTGCATAATTAGCTATTCGTTCATAATTAGTAGTAATACACCCGCCTTCCCCTGTAGTCATTGGCTTGGTGGGGTAAAATGAAAAACAGCATGTAGTTTGATAATCACGGTAACTAGCAGCGCCAACTATGGCGTTGTTGTACGTTGCGCCGAATGCATGTGCGGCATCCTCTATCACTGTTCTTCCAAAAACAATATCATCCATATTACATGGTTGGCCAGCATAGTGAACCGGAATAACAATCTCCGCATCTTTTGGTATTTTGTTAGGGTTAATATTGCCATCACAACCAACATCACAAAACACTAAGTTATTCTCGCCGCCAGCTTTTACTACAGTGTTTGCTGTTGCTATAAATGACAATGCTGGAATACATATCTTACCAGAAAATGGCATGTATGATTCTATAGCTAGGGTCAGGGCAGACGTACATGAGTCTACGCATATCACATACTCGACACCAAGTCGTTCTGCAAGCTCTTGCTCGAAAGAAGCTACTTCGTTACCTATTGTCAGCCATCCCGAGCGCATGACATCAGATACGGCGTCTATGTCATCTTGATTTATAGATGGTTTAGAGAACGGGATTCGTTCCATATTTCTCCACCCACTTTTTCCATAGTTTTATTGTGTAGTATCGTGAATCTTCCAGATTGTACCCACCTGTAACCATATCTTTTATTAGTAAAGACATTTCCCATATCCCCATATCAATAGTGTGCAAAGGATCAAATCCAATACTCTTTATTAGTGAACAATCAAGGCGATAATTACGCTGATCATCAAGCGAAAATGTATTTATATTAATGCCGTGATAGCCCATAGAATCTAGTCTGTTTTTAATAAGTACGGCAAGATCGCTTATTTTGATATTGGATATTGCCACATTATATATACTTGAATCTACTATCCTGTTATCTGTTAATGCAAATAAAATTGCACTCGCGGCATCATTAACGTGAAGAAACGGCCTCCATTGATCGCCACCATATACCTTAATCTCATTGTTAAGAACGGCATCCTTGACCATTAAGTTAATTGCTAGATCGAACCTTTGCCTATAGATAGACTTCCCAAATAATGTCCCGAGTCTTAGTATGGTTGGTCGAATGCGCCCGTCTAGATAGCCAAGTATCCGTTGTTCCCCCATACGCTTGCTAAGTGCATAAGCAGAAATTGGGGATAGCCTTGATGACTCTGTTGATACTTCCTCACTAGAGCCGTACACGCTTGCAGAACTAGCAAACACGAACTTCTTGATATTGGGGCATCTATTTACCGCCTCTATCAACACAATCGTTGCCGCATTATTTATATCGTAAGTAAGCGAGTCATCAAGTTCACAAGCGGGATCATTAGATACACCCGCTAGATGAACAACAGCATCGACATATGGCAGATATTTGTCCCAATCAATAACGCGAATATCATATTCGTGTTCGGGATAAATAGCACATATATCCATATCAATTCCTAGAACATCGTGATTGTTCTCGTGCAGCATACTCGTTGCAACGCTACCTAGATAACCAAGATTTCCAGTAACTAATACCCTCATTTGATCTCCTTGTACCAGATAGTATTGTGTAAATAGAAGTTCGGCAGAATCTCTTCAACTGCCCGCATCACCCCCTCCCATGCAACAGAATAATCATGTCCACACAATATGCCTCCAGGGGATAATAACGGAATACAATTTGAGATGTCGGATTTTACAGATTCGTAACAGTGGTCGCCATCTAAAAATATCATATCAAAGAAGGAGCGGTGCGTATTGTGCAACATAGTAGTTACGTTATTACTGGTTGTGCGCATCACTATTACCCTTTCGGCAATAATCAGATCCGACAAATTCTCAAGGAACTGTCTCATTTCGCAATCATGTTCTAGCCAATAATCAACCGCCCAAACTCTTCCAGGGGTATTGTCTCCTAATGCGCGAGTAGAACGACCCTTCCACGAACCTATTTCTAGAATATTCTGATGCTTTTGTGCTTGTTGCGCTAACCACTCTAGTTCATCGTCAAACATCCACCCATCTATTTTTAGTGCATTGCTTGTATCTATCATAATATACCCCAAGGCCATTCGGTACAATGGCCAACCTCAACGTTATTAGAATCTTCAGGTAAGTAGAACTGGCCTATTCTTTTTCTATAATCCCCTAGCGGGACATTTTCTATTTGTGCATATCGAGCCACCTTTTTCAATCTTTCTTCATAAGGAGTAAGCAGGACATAATGAAAGATATGCCAGTCTAGTGCATTTACAGCAGTTCTTGAATTTGGCTTCGGAACCAGGTCAACGTGAACGGCCCCTGGGTCAATTGAACCTTGCGATCCTACACAACCTCTCTTCCAAAGTCTAGTTTGTCTATCCTCGTTATATACCCAACATCCATTACTAATATAATGTGTTGTGTCTGGCCAAAGCCAATAGCGCGGAAAATGATATACGTCATGCATATCTCGCTCTATAAGATTGCGCACACCTTCCACAAAAAGCGTTCCCATTCTTTCGTCATCATCCATGCGAAAAACCCAGTCTGTGTTACAGAGTAGAAAAGCAGCATCCAATACCGCGCCCTGATGAGGAACGTTCATCACGGTAGATATATCAGCAAGTTCATGCGCAACACGTTCAGTATCAGGCCCTCCCTTAACATCTGCAACTGCTACTATCTGATCAAATAACTCGGTATCTCTCATCCATAGCAATACAGATTCTAGTAAATCTGCATGTTCGCTTACTATTACTGCTCCTAGTGTTTGCACTACACAACAGTCCTTATCTTTTTACATCTAGGTCCAGTAAGTGGCACAGTTGTAACATCTACTAATACCGGGATTTTGTATGACTCTAGTTTCCCTTTGCAAAAATCCCTGACTCTTTTCTTGATAATAGTTGCGTCAAATCGCTCTTCTATTTGCAATGTTACGGCAACGGCGTTTCCAGTGAATGGATTTGATATACCATCAACCAATGCATCAATAACTCCAGGCATATCTAATAACACGTTCTCGACCTCGACTGGGTACACTTTTAATCCACCAACGTTAATGATGTCCGTGTCTCTGCCAAGTATCCTCATCCACTCGCCATCAAACTCAACTTTATCGTGTGTATTAAACCAACCCTCGTGATCAAATGGATTAGGTGCATTAAGATACGCCTTCATAGCAAATTCTGTACGCACCCATAATGTCCCATCCTGTATTTTTGCTTCGTATTTATCATCTGTAATCTTGATCCAAGTAGAAACTGAGTCCCTGGACTTTACGTGCATTACACCTAGCTCTGATAATCCATAAGTTTGCTTAAACTTAACGTATGGCAATTCCCTGCTTATTCTTTTCAGTACAGACTCGGGCATAACCTCAGTTCCATATGTAACAACTCTTAAAGAAGAAAGATCGTATTCCTTATATGCCTCAGACGCAAGAAGTATATTTAGAAATGTCGGTGTTACAGGAAGCGCCTCTATTTTATACTTCTCTATTGCCTCGCAAATAGTTTGTGGATTTCTATCCCTTGGAACAACAATGGTTCCGCCGTTAGACAAGGTGTATAATACAGTATGAATCCCGCCGAGATGATCCAATTGCAAAAATGACAACCTAGTCCTCGGTGGATACAGTTGTCTATAACGTTCCATCATTTGTTCTGCTGCAAACAGAATCGCCTTTTCATCGCCCGTTGACCCACTTGTGAACACTACAAGCGCAGGTTTTCCTGGCAGCACTACCTCATCAATAAAATCAAGAGAGCCTGCAACAAGTTCTATTTTTCTATCGCGCCTCGTGTCAAACTTAGGCAACGGAACAACTACATAGCCCTTGTTTATTGCAGACAGCATGAGTGCAATGTCAGATACGGGGTCATCCATAGCAAAACTTGATAACGGGGCAGGTTTTTGTCTATCTATTTCGTCGAGCAGGTCATTATAAGTAGCAACACAATCTCGGTCCTGTAGAATAATCGCATCACGGTTGCCAAAAGTGCGCATACGATCAAGAAACCATTCTATACTCAAAATGCACCACCTAAATAGATGACTTGACCAGTAATCATATTGCTTTTTGGATTGATAAAGAAATCTATAACGTTAAGTACATCTGCTTCCATGCCATACTCATGAATTGCAAGGCTGCTCAGAATGGTATCAATCTTGTCTTCCGGTACATTCTTTAGTAAGTCGGTTGCTATAGGGCATGGACCAACGGCATTTACGGTAATTCCTAACGGTGCAAGCTCTCGGGCCATTACTTTTGTGAGAGACTCAATCGCTGTCTTGGATGCTGTATAAACAGACTCTCCTGTTAGGGAAAAAGGGACTGCTATTGATGTGAAGTTGACTATCCTGCCGCCATGTGATTTCATCAGCTTCGCAGCCTCTCGGCTCACCAGAAACGTTCCCTTGACGTTAGTCTCAAACACCTTGTCGAAACTACTGATCGGCGTAGTTAGAAAGTGGTTCATGGAAGCAACGCCAGCGTTGTTAATTACAATATCTAGTCTGCCGTACAACGAATATGCGTCACTAAGCATATCCACCACAGCTTGCTCATCAGAAACATCTAGCTGATAGTAGCGAACACTTCCAAGATCAATAGGATCTCTTCTGCCACAACCAATTACCTTGTATCTCTCTGTGAAAGAATAACCTTCAGCAAGAAACTTTCCTATTCCGCTAGTTGCACCCGTAATAAGCATAACAGGGGTATCAATCATTGGTCAACTCCACGATATAATCAGCAAGTACGCCAACATTTCTGAATGGACTCGTGTAACGCGACATAGCCTTATCGTTTGCCAATATCAGCGGCGACCCTGCTGCTCTTAACTCTATCTCTACGTCAATAATGAACGATACAACGCCAAGTGAATCTAGTGTTGCGTTCTTTCCGAATATAACAGAGTCCTCTTTCTTTTCTAGCGGCCACTCGCTACTGTCAATTACTTTGTAAATAATACCTAGTGCTTCTTGTTTGTTCATTCTAGCTTAATCCTTTCTTAACCCAATGCATAACTATTCCAGTATTGATAATTGGGAATCTGAAAAACTCATACATGCCGTTGATTTCTTGATTACATCTCTCTGTCCTGGCAATTGCACTATCAATAAACCTTTCATCTAGCCTGTATATCATCTCTGCCAATAAAGATGCCCCGACTCCCATTCCAACAAACTCTTTGGATACCGCGATTAGGTCCATATCTGCCCGAGCAGAATCATGTTCCCTTGCTGTCATAAAACCAATTATCTTGTCCTGCGACAAGCATACAACCCCGGCGCTGGCATAGCCCTTGCAGGAGTTTTCGCCCCATGCACCATACAATTTCTCTCCCCATCCATCTGGGAAATGTGGATCAGCCATAAATCTGCCAGTATCGAATGCATCAGATGCTATCTTGGAAACGCTGCTGGAATCAGATGGCCGCATTTGGCGTATATTATACCTACCTCTATATGACTCCATCAACTTTAGAGCATTGTCATTTATCTCGATAAGATAATCTGTGTAATGAGATCCAATGTGGAATCCGGCATCTTCAAGCGCTACAAGATAGTACGATGACAAATTAGAACAATCAATACTTATAAAATCAAACGAACCCCTCGAAATAATGGGTTTCAGTAATTCTAGCGCGTCCTTGTATGAAGGTGCTATAAAATCCTTGATCTTTACAGCCCTAACTTCAAGAACGTCTGATTCCCAAATTGCAGGTTCAACAGTAAGGCTTCCATTGGGATATGCCTGATCTATCATGACTTATTACACCTACACTCAAGATTGCCGATTTCATTAGCGGTAATCTGAATATTAGTAAACCCTGTTTCCTCTAGGTTCTTTTTAAGCCAAGCATCATCAAAAAATGTATGATGTGCATTCCATATCCAGAGAGGAACATTATTCTTGTCAACGCCACGATATGCAGGTCGCTCAGTGTGACCTCCCATGAGATAGTAATTAGCAAGTTCGATTGTAAACATTCCACCTGCATACATCAGGATAATATGTCTGCCATTAGGAACCTGAATGAAAACATCTGCCCCTGGTTTGAGTATGCGATTCCATTCTAGTAGAGTCGGCTTAATCAACTCCCAGGATTGGTGCTCCAGTACATCATTTGCTCTAAGTCCATCAAATGTAGCATCTGGATATGGTATCTTGTCCATAGGGCAAATACACTCAACGTGAGGCAGCGCTAGCATATCTGTGTGAATATCATAGCCAAGATCAGGATTTTCCCCTGAGCCAATTTCTATTTTCATCTACTCCCTCCCAGTGATTTGTTATCGTGCCAATCTTCGCCATATTTTTGAAGATCAGCATGAATAACTACAATGTCTTTATTACAAATTACGCGATGGCCTTGTTTGCGATATTCTTCCATTACCGACCAATGCTCAGTATGCCCATCTACTGTCTTGTAACGAACGCCATTATGAAATGGAAGTGCTGGCATCATATAAACACATCCAACAGAGTCTAACTCGACTATCGGTCCTTTCTGCTCAAAATAAGGTGGGCATACTCGGGCCATGCGTTTATTTCCAGCTTCTATAAACCCATTGAAGTCATAAAAAGCATCTGTGCCTTCACGTAAAACAAGCGGAGCAACAACTGCATTGTTGTCTGTGCCATATAAAAGACTTGGTAGGTCGGCAGGATATAGAATAATATCCGCGTCTATCCATAGAATATAATCATGCTCGGGACAAAGAACTATATCAAGGATGCCATTTCTTGCTTGCGCATGGCGACTTGAACCATGAAGGTTGTCACCAGTATAGAATCGTTCGTTAAAAGCATATTCAAACTTCATGCCTGGATTAAAATCAGTAAATTTTGTAACATTTCCCTTGGCCATTCCAGCAAGGTAGCTACTCATATTTGGATTTATTGGAATTGCAACTAATACATTAATCATGTTAAAATCTCTTCGTATAGTCCTGGTTCAAGATCTGCAATAAAAGCAGGAACATTTGCCCATTGCTCCCAAATATCAGCGCCCATATTTGCACCTCCCAGTCTTCCAATATTTTGGATTCTTGACTGATATGCCGAGATTTCTTTTCTGTCACGGCGTATAGCCTGATGAATATGAACATCCCGCGCATAGTCATTCCAGGTTTCGAGCATTCCACCCGGCTCTTCCCAACGATCACGCCATGTACCCCATCCCCAACTCGAAAAATAAGGTATTCGATGTACTAGGTATGGATTTTCTTGATGTTGTGTAGTTCTCACAAATCCTGAAATATTTAATATCTCGGGATCAGCTTTATATGTTTCTGCTCCCCATTCGAAATAAGCAAGTGCGTCTTTTGATGGGAGAGTATCGTCTTCAATATGAATAACAAAATCAACATCCGAAAGACTGAATCCATGCCGCAATGCCTCGAAGGTATTCATATTTATTCCGAGCACACTGGTATTTAGAACAGGGACACATTCTGCAAAATCAATGCTTTTTACTGTATCCCATACTTCTGCTGGCCCGCCCGGTTCAACATGCGCCACAATCGTATATTTCTCAATCCCGACACAATTACGCAAAGCATCTAGAACTTGCTTGCTGTATTCTGGTCGCCTAAAGTGAGTCATTGTGATTACGTGTCTCATATTACTTCCTTATAGGATGAATAATCTTTTGAGTTGAATCCAACCACACCGAGAACCCTTTTTGATATATTGCATCACAGAAGGCAACCCAGTGATTTATCGGTCCTGCAAATCTACACAATCGTCCAATATCTGACCACATTACACAACACGACCCAACGCTTCCCATCTGAGTAAACCCATTCTCTACATATTTGGGATGATATGGTGGGTAAACACCGAAACCCTGTCCATCAATGCGAAAACCATTTCCATCCCAGAACCAGCCATCTGCATGTAATACTAATGGACTTACTGCTGGTTTCTCTTGTAAATCATCCAGCAATGCGAGCATTGTATTAGTATCCCAGACAAGATCAGATTCGACATAGATAAAAGCATTGTCGTCTATTCGAATCTGCTCTAATACTCCATTGCACACCCATGCTAGAGATTCCCACCTCTCGGGAATATCAGCACTGCACCAATATGGACCACCGTGAGATCTGTCAATAATGGTAATGCTGCGTCCCTTAGCAAACTTATCTAGCTCGTATCGCGTAGTATCTACACTATCACCTTCGGCAAAAACCATCCGAAATGAATGACCACGAGAAACAAGTTCATCGTTTAACATTGCCAATTGCTCGAAGCAAGTATTAAGATAAGATGTACTGTTGCGAAAGATTGACCCTAATACAATATTCACTTTTTCTTGCCCTTCTTTTTTCCCTTACTCTTACTGCCGCATTTAGCCATTTCAAATCCCTCCATTTCAAAGTATGGATCTTGTTCTTGTTCTGCTCTTGTAGTAGATACTGGACCGGCAAGACGCGGAGTATAGGCCGCCATCGTATTTGGTCTAGAGTATACTGCACCATGTGTCCATACTCCACCATCTTGCCAGTCACATCCGCATCCGCTACATGGAGTGCAACATTCTAGAGGTTGCACTTGATTTATTGAGCCACAGAATATGCAGCGCCATTCCATATAGCCGAATTCGGACTCAGACATCAACTATTTCCACCGAGATTGTCCAGCATGTACGGTTCCACTACTTCCCTTGTGATATGAATTAGATGCTCTTCCGTGAGCATGAAGATAATTGTGATGCAATGTGGTTGCCTTGCGTTGCGCTCGGTTACGTTCTACTTTCTTGGCCTTCATACGACTGCGGTCAAGAACTTGTTGAGATGGACCTTGGTCACTTTTTGCACTAAACAAATTGAACCACGAACCAGAATTAACTTTAGCCATAATACCCTCCCTTTTGATCTGTCGAACTACTTTGGTTGACTGCTACTGTCGCCATTGCCTTTGCCGGTGCCCTCTGTCGGGCGCGGCGGCTCTGGCGTAGGATTAAACCACATTACCCTATCCTCCTTTCAGTTGATTTTGAATCCAGTCAACAAATACGTAACAACCACATGACGGACAGTCATAAGAAGTAAGTATCCTGCCACCAATCTCAGGTACCGCCTGTGGCATCGCACGATATATTTTTCCGTCTTTATGGTGGTGTTCAACAGTATAAATCTCAGGAGTAGACATTGTGCGATATTCCACAACCCACTCTTTACTCAGTTGCTTCGTCAGTGTTTTTGCGAATCGTTCCCCTCTTGCCATTCGTATTCTCCTTTTCGGAAACTTGCTGTGTAGCAAGTGTATTCAAGTCGCTGATAATCTGTCGCGTTGCTTTCAATATGGCAATTTCGGTAGCTTCAATAGAACGCAACGATATATCACCATATTGACGCGAAACTAGCTTGCGTAGATTTACTGCAATAGCTTCCTCGACATTCGTATTAGCTCTCGGACCTACGTTTGACTTGCTTTTGACTGCATAGCGCTGCGCACACATTGCAAAACCTCCATTACGTTGTTATTTGTCTCGCTTGGCAAACCTTCTTGTTTCAAGAAGCTATCACTTAAAGCCAGGGCACTAATTATATAAGAGATAAATCCAAGCACGTCTTCTGGGACTGCAAATTCTATCTTGCCATCATCATGAATTACTATCTTGAACTCTTGCATTTTCCGCCCTTTCTATATCATCAATCGAAAACGGTATTGGCTTACCTTCCTTTTCACGCATTTCTATGAATCTAATCAATTCCTCAGTATCCATTTCCATAGACATTTTAGTAGTACTCTTCCTTGGCGGTCCCTTACGCTGACTTACCGGACCTTGTTTCACGCCCTTGCCAGTACCAGGAGCATGACCAACAGTTGGAGCGCTTGGCGAAGCAGCAGCGGGAGCCGTAGGTACGGGCGGCAACATAGATTCGCCCTCTGGCAAAACCGGAATCCCCAAACTCTTAGCCATTTCCCTGCCATCCACGCCTACATCAATTCCTGCTGCAACCATTCTGTCAATTAACTCGATGAATCGCTTGAATTTAGAGCGGTCAATACCAGTGGTACGCAGATTGACCTCTGGTGTATTCTGTCCAAAATTGTAACGTGCCAAATCTGGCAAAATGTAAGAGTTGATATGTCGAACAACCTCATCAAGAATATCCTCTACGGTCTGCAAAAACACGTCTAGGTTGGTCTGATATGCTGTATAAGCAGCACTTCCACCAGATTGTTCAGACACTACACGCACGGGAACACCAATAGACTCTAGGATCTTCTCTCCGAGCCACTTTATCACCTCCATGAATTGATCTGCTCGTTGATCATCAAGAAGATACTCAACTCGCCAAAGAGGTTGTTTTGTCTCGGGGTCAACGTCAGATGGCAATGCGACGGCAGTTGTTCGAGCAATATCCATTGCTATCTGAAGCGCATAATCCATCGTAGCAATTTCAGTGTCTTCCGAGTTATATAATGTTCCACTGGACGGAGCGTATACAACAACTACAGGCGTTCCCCTGCGCTCAAGATAACGAAGAAGCGCCCGCGTTACAACCTCGTACCAATACCAAAATGGGAACACGGATACCAAAACACTACTTCCGTATAGATTCCCAAATACATTTCCCTTGTCATGTGTCTGGATAAACGCATCGTTATATTTTACGTGTACTGTATCTCTGCTGGTTGGCAACTTCTGAAGATACCCATCAAAATCACCCTTGAACCTTCCAGTGGCCTTATCATTTTCCTCTAAGCGGAGTATCTCAATAGTGTTTGGGTGATTAGGCTTAATCTGCTTTAGCGATACATACTTCTTGTTATCTGAGCCAAACTTAGAGCCACTCTCGTACTTCCACACCTTTTCGCCTACTGCAAAGCCGTAATCCAAGCTGGTAAGCTGATGTGGCACAAGACTCATACGGATAGACTTGAAGTTGCGCGTCGCAAGTTTCTTTAGTCTCTCGCTATCACACTCCATGCTCCATTCCTCGCCAGGGTTAGAGCGAGCAATGCCCATGACAGGAGATTTAATGATACCCATCGCGAATTTAACCATGCCATTCTTGCGCATAGCCTCAATCTGCTCAGAAGAAATGTCATCTGGTTTGTACTCGCCTAATTTACCTAGAGAAGCTCTTGGCGATGATATATCTAGACCTAGCTCTGTCTTCTCGATAAAACTAGGAGCAGGCCGCGAGAACTTGACCTTATTTGCTAGCTGCACAATATCTGCTTCTTGCTTGATAGCAAGCGCAACTGACTTGTCTACACGCTCTTCTAGATATGTAGATAAGAACTTAGGCATTAAATCCATTATATATTCCTTTCGCCTCCCTTATTAAACAGGCGATCAAACGGCAACTTTGCTCTTCGTGATACAAAAAACCGCCAATCAGTTTCAGTACGGTCAACTGCGACTCTGGGCGCACCCATCCTCTCCGATGACTGAACAGAACCTCGTTGTCTTATTCTGGGCTTATACGGGCTATCTTCGCCCTGATTATCAATAAATGTCCTTGTGCCACCCGTTGCCTGATACTTCCTTAACTCTTCACGGTATTTCGGGAAAAGCATCATGAACGCACCGTTTAGAGAAGTTACCATGTCGTCGTGTGCTCCGGCAGGGAAACTTTCTAATTCTTCATAGAACGGCTCATTCCACTTACCCTTAACAACTTTCACATTCCCTGCCATAGCCTGACTGAACCAGGGCATTGCAGCCGCAAGTCTATCTCCTGACAATCTATATCCCCTGATTTTCTTTGATAATCCCGCAAGCATTCTAACATATACGCTTACCATCGACTTGCCAGACGCACCAGGTTCTTGCTCGAAACCTATCTCGGTATTGATACCATCCTTCAGGGCAATTCCCCTTATTCGAGTTTCCACATCAGCGGGATCAAGTCGGGCATGTTCAATATGCTCAATATAAAATACCCCGTTGGCCGTGCGTGATACTTTCCCGCCAGCGAGCCAGTCAGGATCCTCTGAACCACCTTGTTTTTTCTCTGTTGCCGCCAAGTCCCAGAATCTAACCCTGCTAGTTACTGGAGGCATCTCTTTAGCATCAATCTCGCCAAATGCATCTCGGCTAATAATCTCGCCATTGAAGTCAACAAACTTGCCCATGATTTCTTGTTCTCTGAATTTGCCCGTATACGAACTAAGCATTGAGGCAAGGAACATGGGGTCAAGATTAGCTTTATTGTCAAAGATAGATACAAAGAAATGCTCGTAAAGTTTTCCACTGAATCCTATCTCGTCAAGAAGAGATCGCGTAACCTCATCAACCTCTTGCTTGATGAACATATTGTAAATCCAGTGGTTCTTTCCTCTGGGAGTAGTGGTAATCCAAGCAGCGGGATTTTCGCCAACACGCACGCCACCGATAGCGACTAGCCACGCCTTGTTGTCTGGCTTGCGTGCAGCCTCGTCAAACCATAGCCAATTGACGTTAGGACCGCGCCATCTATCCTCGTCCTCAATACCACCATAGTAAACTTTTGAACCTGTATCAAACTCGATCATCTTATCTGTTTTATAATGATGATCAACGTGGTCCCAAGGAATCCATTTCCAAAATTCTTCTCGCGTGGATGTATTGAAGTGAGGGATAGAAGGGGAAAGCACGATTCCGTCCAGTCCCTTGCGTATACGCTTGAATGCCTTTTGCGCACCGCCAGCAGTTTTTCCAGAACCACGAGCACCGGCAATAAGAGTATAGCGAGCAGGGCTTTCTAAAAACTCAAGTACAGGGGCAGAGGGGTTATATTTCCAACCATCATCTCGGGGCAACCAGCCATCACCATGCCAGGGGTCGTCAACTACCTTTAGCATAGCTGCTAAACGGGTTACTTCTTGCTCTGAAAATGAATCAACAATAGATAGACTAAACGGTGATGGCATCTATTCTTCTTATTATGTGATGATAGCATTCTATACTGTTACATAGAAAACGTCAAACACTTGACTTATCTCCGTGAATCTGGTATAATGAGCACAATCAAATCAAATAATGCACCTTGAAATAAGAATGCAATTCATAAACTGGCGGCCCAGTTTCCTCATGTTTGCATTCTTATTTCATTGATAGCAAGGGAGAGCATAATGATTGAACCTCGCATGGTCTGGAATTACCTCAAGAAGTATCTCTATGGTAGTAGATTGATGTACACAATCGGATTCGCATTGTTAGGAGCGTGTATTGTCGAATCATTATACGTTCCTGCTAGTTTGTTAGTCTATATTACTTGCGCAGCCGCAGTAATATGTATATTAAGTGCATACGCGCACGATGTCATTTCCGGGAAGTATCTTCGGCAATCAGAAATGCGCACTGGCTCGAAATTGAGTGTGCCGTTACAAGCAAGGGAGCGAATGGATATTCTAATTGACTGTATGCTTGCGTATATCGACCAGGGGTACGAAGTTACTAGTCAGGTGGATGATTTCACGTTATTCATGAAAAGGGAGCGCAGATTTTCTTGTATATGGGCAAGTATACTTACCATCAGCGGGATTGGCTTGTTGTTATACATTTTGTATTATTGGTCAAAGCGTGATAATTTTATAGCTATAACCGTTGATGAGTATGGAAACGTAACTGTTACAAAAAGCAACGAAGGGATGATTGCATAATGGAAACGGTAGATCCAAACAAGGCATTTTTCATAGTAATAGAGGGAATGGATGGTGTAGGAAAAACAGAAGTATCCCGAGCATTATGGAAAAAATTAGAAAGGAAGCATAGAAATCGCGTATATCTTACCAAAGAACCTTATGATGGGCGTGAGTTTGAGATTGATGGCTCGTACAATCTAATACAATTAATACGAGAAGGCAAGTTAGTTGTATCAGGTCATACACAAGCCGTGATATTTGCGACAAATAGACTTGTGCATTGCACAGAAATGATTATGCCGAGTTTGGGACATGACGCCAATAGAAACAGAACATCAATTGTTATATGTGACCGCTACATCATGTCATCACTGGCTTACCAGAGTGGCGAGAACCTATCAATGGAAGAAATCTATGAAATGAATCAGGATGCAATACAACCGAATATGACCTTTGTCTTGTATCGTACCCGCGAGCAAATAAATGAGGCCATAGACAAGCGAAAAAAGCACATGCTCACTTTTGGGATTTTACTAGAGGATCGCCTTGAGTCATCGTTTCATTATGATGATATGATAATTAGGTACAGGAAAGCACTCGAATTTCTCATCGGAAAAGGAGAGGATATATTTACGGTAGATCCTAGTCACAACATTACGGTAGATAACGCAGTTGAGTATATTCTATCTTACTTACACAAATTTGGACCAGAATGGCTTTTGCCAAAGGAGACAAAATGAAAACAGCGTTTGTAATAGACAAAGCAAAAGGCAGGTATACCTTATATGAAACTACGTTAGGTCAGGCATGGGACACTACTATCAATAATAGAGAGAGATTCGAAACAGATCAAGAGCTTGTAACGGCACTTATCAAGTATCTTGAAGGAAAAAATATAGATATTGATTCTGACGTTGAAAACAATGATGACGAGTTTATTGTTGTCGCGACAGCATCATTGTCAAAGAAACACGAATACGATCACACGTATTTCCTTCCAATAACAGAGAAATCTTTTCATGAATTACTGAACGCGCTAAATACACTTGAGTCTGATAAATGGAGACTTACTGGTGCAAAAGACACGATGCCAAATTGGTTTCCTAATGAATCTGTGCAAGAAAAGGAGACAAAATGAAGACAACATTCACGGTAGAAGAAGTGGATAATGGGTATATCATTTCAGAATCTATCGTATCGTTGGTAGGCATAACTCACATGTCTAGCTCAGTTGCCCATAACAAACCAGAACTCATTGAACAAATTGCAAAGAGACTAGAAGCCGATAATATAGAACGCCGTTATCGCGACGAAGACGAATCAAGCATAGGCCCAGTAACAACTGGGATTTGTTGCTCTGAAAATGGTCTAAAGGAATACGAATACACGTACTATATATCCAGGAAAGATAATCCCTTTGGAAATCGAGAACGTGCATTGAACGAAGTTGGATCTGATGGGTGGAGATTTATTGGCATAGACGAATTAGATCAAAACTATGTTGCATACTGGCTCATGCGAGAAAAGGAGACGAAATGACGGAAATAATTGATTTTTGGAGTTCTCACAACAGTCCCAGGCGCGGTAGAAAAATAAAATACATAGTAGTGCATTCTACCGCATCCGCACCTGATGGTAACCCATACGATACAGCGAAATACCTTGCGGGGCCAAACAGCCCAAAGGTAAGCGTACACGAGCTAGTTCTTCCGGGAAGAAAAGTATATCGTATGGTGCGTGACGAACTCGCAGCACATCATTGCGAATCAGCAACAGTAAACTTGCCAGGGATTGATCCAGTTGACGCCAATGAATCAACTTGGGGGATTGAGCTTTATCAAGAAAGTAACAGTGTTGTTCCTGGAGACGTAATAAATATCGGTATCGAGCGAGTAGCGGAGGCATGTATTAGGCTCGGGATAAATGTAGATAACGTTGTAGGACACGGAGAGATTGACCCATCTAGACGACATGATCCGGTTTTCCCTGAAGGGATTAATATGGACTGGTTCAGGGAAAAGGTAAAGGCCAAGACAAAAGATAGCATTGCGATAAACTATAAAATGCTGACACTCGGCATTGACTCAAGATGTCTTTTTGTCAATCCAAGCGCGGCATTGCTAAAAAGAATAATCGAAGATGGGTATATCCCGACAGGAAACGAACAGGTATATAATGCAGGTGCAGGGAAGAAGTATTATTATCAACTGGCAGAAAAAGTCCCAACTCTATCTGTAAGAACATACTATGTCCTAGAAAACGATTGGGATAATGTGGAGTATGCAGAGTAATGGCAAATTTCAATGTAGGCGACAAGGTAAAAGTAAAAGACGACGGTAGTCTATACAGCAATATGTCTGGAACAATATCAAGAATACTGTCTAACAAGAAGTATCAGATAAGGCTTACTGGAAATGTTATGTTGCACAAGATTATAGTGCCACATTCACGGCTAGTAGCTATAAAAGAGGAAGAAAATGAGCCAGAATAAAAATACGGAGTTCGAAGAAGAACTGCAAAAGCGCGTTAAGGAAACTCGCGAGGAAACACAACGGCGAGTAGAAGAATCTCGCCAGGAAATACAACACGAGCTAGACAAGTCAAGAGAAGAACGAAATGATAGGAAGGGTAAGTAATGTTAAATCTAACCGATAATGCCAAGACCGTTATAACCAAACGTTATCTTCGTCGCGGAGAAGATGGCAAACCAATCGAGACAATCGACGGAATGTTTTGGAGAGTAGCTCGTACCGTAGGCGAAGTAGACAAGAATTATGGAGAAGATCCAGAACCAGCAATCCAAGAATTCTATGACATCATGACGAGTCTAGAATTCTTACCAAACTCACCTACGTTTACTGGCGCGGGCACGCCATTAGGCAATCTATCAGCTTGTTTCGTTTTGCCGATCTCAGACGATCTTGGAAAGGGGAAAGACAGTATCTTTGGAACGCTCAGAAATGCAGCGCTGATTCAGCAGACTGGCGGCGGTGTAGGATTCGACTTTTCTAGTCTACGACCAAAAGACGATCTAGTAAATTCGAGCATGGGAAAGTCAACGGGTCCATGTGGCTTTATCAAAGTGTACGATAAAGCGTTTGGGGAGATTTCCCAGGGAGGTTGTGTCTCGACCGATTCACTCGTTGCTACCAGCAGTGGGTTGCTATACATTGACGAAATAGTAGATGCCGAAACTTCTGGCTGGCAAGATATTAGCCTGCTCTATGTAAGCACACAAGACGAAATACAGTCATCGCCTCAAGGATACAACAATGGAATAAGTGGCACGCTCAAAGTAACAACAGAGTGCGGTCTATCCATTTGTGGTACGCCCGAGCACAAGATTCTGTGCATGACCGACGATGGCATGATATGGAGAAGGATAGACAAACTTGAGTCTGGAGATTGGGTAGTTATGAAGTTGGGTGGAATGCAGTCCGAATATCCAGATTATCAACTTGCTTATCCACAACCTTATCATGGCAACCAAAAGTGGCCAACGTTCCCAGAACGTATTACCGCAGAATTTGCATTCTTTTTAGGGTATCTTACCGGAAACGGCTTCGTGGCATCACGAGATACAGATTATCGAGTTGGCGTATCCATACCACACAAATCGTATTTGATAACAGAAATGCCATTGATTATAGAGCGACTGTTTGGGGTAACATCACTGGTACAGCAAAAGAAGGACGATAAATCAATAACGCTTGTAATCCATAATCGTGCCGTTAAAGAGTTCTTGTTAATGAATGGACTTGGAAAATCCACTAGTATAAATGCCAGCGTTCCAAAATTGATACGGCAAACACCCTACATGATCGCACCGTATCTATGTGGACTATTTGAAGCGGATGGGGCAGTAAGGCATGGATACCCTGCACTATCAACAGCATCTAAAACACTAGCGAACGAGATAGCAATAATATTGATCAGTATTGGGTGCCCTATAAACCTACGAGAAGTTGAGGCAAGCGGCAACAAACATGGAAACGCGCAAATGTACGAAGTCAAGGTAGTATCTAGTATCGGACTCGATGCGTGGAATAGCCAGGTATTTTGCGACTACAGATCAAGGTTTATGAAATGTAGAGAGTTTACGCCAGACACAAATAGAGAATCGGTATACAATCTACCAAACGCAGAATACTGGGTAAGCGATGTTCTAAATAACACAACCGACCCCGTGCTACGTAAAAAATTATTGCGTTACACACGCGGAGACAGGAACCTGACTTTATCAGCATACAACAATCTGCATAGTGAATATGATATATTCAAGGCATATGCGAAGCCCGTAAACAATCTATGGTTCACACAGGTAAATAATATAACCGATAGTGGAAAACAACTCACGCTAGATCTAGAAGTAGAAAATACACATAGCTATACAGCGAATGGAATGGTAGTGCATAATTCTAGGCGTGGAGCGTGCATGGGCCTACTCAGGTGCGACCACCCAGACATTTTTGAGTTCATTAGGTTGAAAGAAAAAGAAGGGTCGATCACGAACTTCAATCTATCTGTTGGAATCACTGACGAATTTATGAGTGCAGTACAAAATAACCTTGATTGGGATCTAATAAATCCTCGCACGGGAGATACGAACAAAACGATCCGGGCAAGAGAGTTATATGACGAGATCGTGTCACGCGCCTGGAAAAACGGGGAGCCTGGGGTAATATTCCTAGATGCAATAAATAGGTACAATCCAGTACCGCATTTGTACGACATCGTGGCAACTAACCCATGCATCACAGGCGACACGCTAATAGCAACAGCGGATGGCCGTTCAGCCGTATCAATAAAGCAACTAGCCGAAGAGGGAAACGATGTCCCGGTATACTGTTACGGCCCAGGTGGAATGACGATTCGCACAGGCAGGAACCCGCGTAAGACCAGGACGAACGTAGAAGTATACAAAGTAACGCTAGACGATGGATCATCTTTCAGAGCAACACCCGATCACAAAGTAATGACATATTATGGGTCATACGAACCCGTTTCAGAACTAGTATCAGGAAACGAATTGTTGTCATTTAGTAACAAGCGCGATAATTTTATCGAGGTCGAGTGCTCGTGCCTTAGAGTAGTATCAGTTAAATCATGTGGGCAAGAAGATGTGTACAATATAACCGTAGACGATTATCACAACTATGCATGTATAATTAACTCTCGCGCCACGAGATATACTAATAAACCAAGAATGACTGGTATAATACACCGAAATTGTGGAGAACAGCCACTCGGACCCAAAGAATCATGCTGTCTAGGCTCCATCAATCTAAGCAAGTTTGTACTACCGGATCCAGATCACGATGAAGAACCATTCAATAGAATCGACTGGCAGCATTTAAGTGAAGTTGTAAAATCGGGTATACACTTTCTGGATAATGTCATAGATGCCAACGGATACGTTCTTCCCGAGCTTGAGGAAGCTGCCAAGAAAACTAGGCGTGTTGGACTAGGAATAATGGGATTGGCTGATATGCTATATATGCTGAGGCTAGGGTACGATACTCATGAAGCTAGGAACATTGTAGATACGGTAATGGGACATATTGATAACGTAGCGTATGTAGAAAGTGTAAAACTTGCAATAGCACGAGGCTCGTTCCCTGCGTTCATTGGCAGCACCTACGAGGACAGTGTAGAAGGAATACGAAATTCATGTCGGTTAAGCATAGCACCTACCGGGTCAATCGCAACGGTATCTGGGTGTGAAGGATATGGATGTGAACCCGTGTTTGCGCTCGCATATACTCGAAAGATGGTGGACGGTGACAAAGAAATCGAAATGGTGGTCGGTAGTCCTTTGTTCGAACAAGCATTGACAGAGGCGGGAATATATGATCCAATACGAAGTCGAATACTAAAACAAGTTGCGGAAACTGGAAGTTGTCAAGATATACCAGAATTACCTGACAAAATCAAAGAAGTTTTCGTAGTGGCAAGCGACATCAGCGCAGAAGATCACATTAAGATGCAAGCAGTCCTGCAATCAAACGTAGACGGTGCTATTAGCAAAACAATCAATTTCCCTAATTCTGCAACAGAGCAAGATATTTACAATGGGTTTATGCAAGCCTGGAAAAGCGAGTGTAAGGGACTTACGGTGTATCGTCAAGGATCTCGGGACAAAGTAGTTCTAGAAACCAAGAAAACAGAACAAGAAAAGGAAACTGTTATACCATTCAGTATCGACTTAGTGGATAAGAAATTCGAGATTGCATTCGATAACGGCACAAAGTTAAATGTAGGTATCTTGCCGGAAGAAGACAAACTGAGAGGAATGCCAATGAATGAGTATCCAATATTCTCTGGCGAAGTTGGGCCATCAATCAATGATGCATCTATCGCAGGTAATCAGACTCCAAAGCGCTCGCGTATACCAGTTCTTGATGGTGAAACGCATCGAGTAGAAACTGCGCTAGGCACTGTCTTTGTAACAATCAACGATCTAGAAGGAGAACCTTATGAAGTATTTGTAAACGTGGGCAAGGGCGGTAGTGATATTTCGGCAATGGCGGAAGCGATTGGTAGACTTATAAGCCTTATCTTCAGACTAGTACCAGGAGATAGCTCGGAAAAGGTTGTTAAGGTAATAGACCAGTTGAGGGATATAGGTGGTAGAACATCGTTTGGTTTTGGATCAGACAAAGTAGGCTCAGTGCCAGATGCAATAAGCCAAGCACTTAGGCGCTACGAATACCCAGACGAAGATGATGGACCAACCATTACGTGGATAGATGAACCAGCAGAAGAATTGAACGGAGAGTCGTTTGGTGAATATATAAAGCGATATACAGAGAATGATTCTTGGGTAAAGATAAAGGGCAGAGACAAACAACTTAACGCAAAAGAATTTGATGAGTTTGCTAAAAGTATAATGTCGCAAGGAGTAAGTATCTCTGAATATCATAGCAACAGGGATATTTGCCCTCAATGCGGCCAAGCGACCCTTGTCCGAGCAGAAGGATGTCGGCGATGTATGAATAGTGGCTGTGGATACACGGAATGCTAAAAGGAGATAAAAATGGAAAGCATTTGGTGGGTGACAATCGCAATAGTAGCTATTAGTATAATTGCCACTGCGATAGCTTTAGATGGTACCAATGATAAAATAAAACAACTCGAAAGAGTGCTTGAGCCAACCATGCGCAAAAATACCTTACGCGAACATTGCAATACACATATTGATACCAAGAGATGGGAAAACTCACTTAGTTATGATCGCTGGCATGAGTGCATGGACAAGGATGTGATAGACGGAACAAAAGATTTCTTGAAATACGTTGCCCCATTCTTGGAAGGGCCATACAAGTTCAAAAACAGCTTTTGCTCAATGGAATGGTATATTGCTACAGATAATCTATCGTATCCTGCTAAATTGTACGGCGCAGACGCGATAAATATTCTTGTTCCTAGCAATTTCAAGGTATGCGGGAAAGAATCTGATTGGGGACATACAAATATATACAAAATAAACCTAGAGTATTATTTTTCGCCATGCAGGGGAAGGCTCTTTCAATGAAATGCACATTCAATGTATTTGGAAGCCAAATTGGATTGGCGCTTGTATCTAAAACAATCTACCAACGACCATTATCGGCAGAGGACATATTGGCATTAGGAGTATCCGTACTAATAATAAACATAGTATGGGATCTACTCAAGGAGATATGGAATGCTAGATGTCTATAGATTCGTAAGTATCCTACGAGACGAGTTGTACGTGATAGATCAAGAGTACACGTTGTATCTAAATACACCATTAGGCAAATTAATGCTAAACGACCATCTCGTATGGAAAATACTAGAAATGTACAGCGATCCTTATATATCCATAACAATAGAAAGATACAGTATAGAATTAAAAGAAATAGCTCATCTAAACAAGCTCGTACCAATAATTCTGATACATAGCACAAGAACATCTAGTATGCAAGAATACGTAAAAGTGCTTGCGCAACAAATAGATTACGAGTTTCGTGCTTTCGAGAAACAACAAGGAGAATCAGATGAGCAATAAATACATTCTTGCTGGCAATGTACTAGAGATTCTAGCAGAGAATCTATGGGATATGGTATGCGGAGATTTTACACTAAAGAATACCCGAGACAATATGAAATTCATGATCAATATGTACAAGGAGAATAACGATCCAGAAGACGAAATAACGCTCTCGAAATACGGTGACTACATATACACACAAGAAGGCGAAGTAGCTTCGTATTGCGCAGAATTGTTAAAAGAAGCGGGCGCTATAATAGCAAGGAAACAAGAATCAAAATGATAGAAGACAACATTCGGTGGATCGTGATAGCAATCGTTATAATCTGGATCATGTCACTAAGTATGGGTATGCCAATGCCAGGAATGAAATAGGAGGATAAAATGGGAATGTCAACTGTCGCGACACTATGTTACGGAGTAATACCAATCGAAGACGAAGACGAGTTAGTATTGCCGTGGAATACAGAAGAAAATGGAGGAGACATTGACCATTGGTGGACTTACGAAATCCAGGGATTCAAACACTCTTTCGAAATATACCATAACCATAATTATATTGATGGCATAGAGCCACCGCCAGATATAATAGAGGCGTACTACAAAGAGTTGTTCGACTTCAGGAAAACCGAACCCAAGCTCCCGGTAGATCCAATCTATCAAGGCGACGATAATTATCCTATCCTGGCCATACCGGGTACCGTTATAAAAGCATACGATGGCGAGGCAACTAGAATATACCCTGGCAACATGGACTACCTTCTCGAAGAAAAACAATCCTTGCTAGAATTCTGTGAAGGATTTGGAATTAAGCACAGTGAACCCGGGTGGCTTCTAGTATCTTACATGATGTGAACCCGGGTGGCTTCTAGTATCTTACATGATGTATTGATTTCTAGAATCCTATTGTGGATAAATTACGAAAGGAGTTCTTGGTCATGACATACGAAATGTTAGTATTTCTAAAAAAAGACGACACTGGCGAGAGTGTGCCAGAAAAAGACACATTACTGTACGTAACAGACATTGAATTCAAGGTTACTGATGGGAAGTATTACCAACGACCCTACGCAAAAATCACACTGTCGGAGGCAAGTCCAGGAGGCGCAATCTGATGAAATCTAAAGCCAAACCCGTAGAAATCACAAGCAAAGTCAAGTTTGGCAAACCAAGAATCATACATGGATGGGAAGTTCTGCCTCTGTATACGTGCGTGTGCAAGGGAGTACTCTGGAAAGCAGATGAAGAAGATTTCGAGATACCAATAGGAGATAATGGCCTATTCTCGATATGCCCTATCTGTGGAAGAAAGCTATACTTTACCTACGATATTCATGTATACGCAATAGAATAGGAAAAGAAGATGGTCAGGATAGCAACAGCGGTAGACAATGAGCAGGATGTCCGAGGCAAACTCGAAATAATCAGAGATGCCAGACACATAACTGACAAAGATATAAAAAGAGCAACTATCGTCATTGTAGAAAAGGATAACTAATGGATATACCAGAGCACGCTTATCATTACAAATACATAACGCCAATCAACATACGTAATAGATTCACAAACGAAGAGAAAGTAATCGTATCAGGTGCAACCTGGACCACTGTAGAAGATAGTAAAAAGAGTGTTGAGTGTGCATACATCATGGAAGATGGTGCGGCGTATTACTCGGGTACAAATGGCGAGTTTTGGAACAAATGGAGTATAATTGACGATACTCTATCACAAGAAGAATAAGGAGAAAATCATGGGCATCATAGTAACTATCGAGGGCGTAGAAGGCGGATATATTGCAACTCTGCACAAAAAAGGAAAACCATACGAACAAACGAAAGCGGTGTTTCAAGATCTCAATGATGCAATAAAATGGATTCGTCGCCTAGAAGACTCCACGGATTACACCATAACATTTGCGGGGAGCATTAACGATAGTTTCAAGGACGCGCCGGTTGAGATAGGTAAAAATGATCGTTCTCTAAATACCCAAGTCGCCATTGCGCTAGATCTTCCATACGGCAAATCGTACACAACAAACCCGACACACATGATGTATGTAATTGAGGCACTGGCAACAAGAAAGATCACGGTAAGCATACTACAGGAACCATATCGTGAAAAACTAGGTAATTGCGAGAAGGGCGAGAAGGGCGAGCATCTTCCATACTACACGGTTTCGCTCTGGAGTGGGATAGGTGGTTTTAGGGACGAAGTATCAAAAACATGCGGAACATCACTCGGGTACATGGTATGCACAATGGCCATAGACATACTAAAGAAAATCAAAGACAAGGAAAAGAAATGCCAATAAATATGGACCTAAGCAAGTCAATGCCGTTCACCGTTGCAATAGCAGAAACCATCAATGGGTGGCTAGTCAACTTTGAGTCACTTAGAGACGACGATGAATGGACAGAGCACTTCGATAATCTAACAGATATGTTCGAGAGTATAGCCTATTTCTATACCAGAGAGGAAGCCAAAATTACTTTTCAAGGGATTCCACCTGGTATCGCAGATGCTTGTAAGATGGGTAAATGCTCAGAAGAAGGATCTGTTGCTAATCCAGAAGCCCTGCAAGATAAAGTCCTTGATAATGAAGAGTTGTCGAGGCATATGTGCCGCGTATTATCAGATCTGTTCAAACCTATGGAGAAGTAACAAACTAAGAATAGATGTCCAAATACGTAAAACGTAAACACTTACAGACTGAGCTAAGGAGTAAGCTCATTAATAAGAAGGTTGGGGTTAAGGGGTTGCTCCCTGACCCCAACCGCCTTATCGTTGCCTTTGAAGCAATCAAGCTGTTCGAAGAACGATTTGGTGTAACTCCTACATACTCGGAGCTAACGACTATATGTACAGGCCAAACTAGATATTCTTCCCTGCATGACTACTTGCATTATCTAGAAGCTATGGGCAGGATAGCACTCGATGGAATATGCCCTAGACCCAATGTACATCACGCTTCCGATAGAAATATCGTCATCCTTGATAGAACCCCTCTCGATAACACCTCTGATTGGTTTAGAACATTCTGTATCCATTACACTAAACCTGCACCACTTAAAAAGCGTAGCTATCACAAATCAGCCACTAAACGATGCATAAAACTCCTAGATAGCCTTAAAACACAATGATATTAGACACTAGGACGTGCCAATGATATTAGGCACTAGGACGTACCAAGATAATTGTACAGAATAAGCTATATCCTTGCCTAAGCCCGTGTTTTGATGTGCCTACACTGTAATTTGTAACAATATACTTGTATAATTCAAGAATAATGCAAAAAAATTCAGTATTTAGCTATTTGTGGCTAATCCGTGCTTGTACACCAAGATACCCCACCCGTCAATAAGAATCGTTGGAATAGATAGACTTGATCGCTAGATAGTATAATATATTAAGATCGGGAAAGGGTATGGAAGCAATGATATGTCAAGTTAGATGTGGAAATGAGAAAAACTATGGGAGATGATGCTTGGTATGGATGGATATACCTGACTATCAGATAGTGTAATATTTCAAGATCGGGAAAGGGAATGGAAACAACACTATGTCAAGTGAGATATGGGAGTAGAAAAAACTATGAGGAAAGATGATGGTACTTGTTTAGTAGTAGTATATAGTAGCATACTTGGCTTGATCAGGAATACATGATATGTCAAGTGGAATACTGAAACGAGAAAAACTATGGGAGATGATGGTCGTTACCCCACTAGTCCCCCTAGCCGTTACAAATCATACCCCTCCCTGTCTTGTTTCACCCCGTGCCCGTTGTATCGCACCGCGTCGTACAATACGCCTATTGTAGTATATATTACATACTAGTCATTGTAATATTACATACAATAGCGACAGACAAAACTATAGCGCATGATACACTATATACCATGCGCTATAGAACAAACGTGCTATTTGGTTGTTATGCTGCTACTTGCTGTCGCTCCCTTGGTGATAAAACCTTAGGCGCGCTAGCCGGTGCGCTAGCCGGTGCGCTAGATTGCATTGCGATAATTTTGTTTCGTATTTCCTTACAGTATTGCACCGTAACGTCCAACATAGCAAGCGCCCTTGCCAACTCTTCCTGGCCAGGATTCGCTGCAAGCGCCATAATCGCCCGTGATCGCCACTCGGCGCTAACTCCCGTGTTTGGGATTATTCCCGCCTGGGGTTCCGGCTCACCGTCGGTCAAATCGCCGGTGTCGGAAGAAGGGGCGTTCTTCGGGCTTCGGTTCGGTCTTTCGGCCTTCCCTTTAGCCTTATCTAAGATAGAACGTACGGCTTTGACACTAAGCGATTTATCCTTGGCTAGCTGGTACAATGCCTTGCCCTCACCAAACTCAGCTATAGTGTCAACAACCGTTTTCTTATCCGGATTTTGCTTGACATAGCTCTCGAACGTATCTAAAGCCTTGAGTATCCCACTACCCAAATCCTTAAACTCAACGCAAAGCGAATTGGACGCTAAGCGCATGGCTAGCTGGATACTGTTGCTACTCCACTTCTTGGCAATGTCATTTGATTCTAGCCAAGAAGTGAAAGTAACGTAGGTCGGTTTGAAAAGCTTATCCTTTTCGATTTTAACCAGAAGAATGCCAGCGCTCATAAGCGAATTGTCTATGGCCGTCATAAAAGCATCTATTTCGGCCGTGTACTGTTCCAATAGCTTGGCATTACTCTCGGCCAGTAGCTTTTCGGCCAAAAGCTTTTCGGCCTTTTCGCGTTCGACTTCCTCTTTGGCTTGAATGCGTTCTATTTCGCCTTCTATGAAATTACCAACGCTGCTAGACTTGCTAATCCAATTCCAATCACCCATAGTAAACTTCTTGTCAGTAATCGGTTTAGCATCAGACTTAGTATTATATCCTGGCACCTTGGAATAGTCTTTCTGTTCCATCGTATATCATCCTTTTCTATTTTACCGTTTGCGTGTTTTAATCTCTAACACACCAATATTATACCATAGAATCAACGCAATGTCAAGTGCCAATACGTCAAAGTATAATGGTAGAATAGCGCTATACTGTCAATTGACGTAAAAAAGTGTAACGTTACATTTTATTATGGCAAGTTTGACTTATAGGACTAGATGTGGTATAATTAGATTATAGGATTAGAATGATCCTATATAGTAAACTGAATTTCACGTTACACCATACACCATACACCATACACCATACACCATACACCATACACCATACACCATACACCATACACCATACACCATACACCATACACCATAACACGACTAGGGCAGTCACGTTTGCCACTAGTTATACCACGTTACATATAGGCACAATCGTATGCACAATTTATAGGCACGTTGCGTGGGACAATTTCATATTTCAATACAGGTCGCTCGCGTGGGACAATTTCTATTGTAACGTTACATTTTATTTCCGATATAGGCACGTAGCGAAGGACAATTTCATATGGACAATTTGCCAGAAACAAGCAACACGGTAACGATGCTTTTTGTCTGTATCGTTACCGTAGCTGTAGGCACAATTGCATGGATGATTAAGGATTTGATCATCCTATGGCTATTGACTTAATCTATATTCTATGTTATAATTAGAGTATAAGGTTGAGAGAGAAAGATAATTTAATAGCGTGCGTCGCGTAGCTGTAACGTGACACGCGAGAAAGGACAATTTAATCATGGAATGGCTAACCGATTCGTTCAAGAAAAGATTTGGGGTGCTTTTAGGAAAATACTGCGAGACGCGAGCAATCAGTCATCCGATGGCTCCGATATATTGGAGCAGAATGTCGGAAATGGCTTCTGCCATTTCCTGTCGAATTAGGCCACAATACACCGACGACAAGTTCGTCGGTGTAAGAATGTTCGACTCATCGGAATATATAATTATCACGATCAAGGAATAATAACCAGAAAGCGACGTAGGCGTTTGGGGAATCGCTGTGTCGTCGCTCTCTGATTTTAGCTCAGGACAATTTCATGCGTCAGGGGTGTCGCGGCCAGATTGTCCTGAGCCAAGATTAGAGATTTTCAGTGTGGCGTTACAATGCAGATAACCGGCCCTGCCGCGAGGCGAGCCGAAGAGGGAGAAGGAGATTGTCATGAACACAATCAAACTTGAGAGATCACTGTATATTAACAAAATAGAGCCACCAAACAGAGAATGGATGTATGCGGTAAAGTTTGTGAAATATCTTATGCCCAACGCACCATTGCAAATACAAGTCGAGGCCGTAAAAATGATGCTGGATTGGGATAGAGATGGAAAGTATATTCTTGCTAATGCAAGGCAATTCGATCCTATGGTAGAAATTGCTATTAGGCAAGAGTATGCCGCCGACCTACTAGGGATGCATTATAAGGCCAACGTGCCTTATATGTATTCATAGAAAGGACAACTAAATATGATTCACAAATTCCGTAACATCAAAGACGCTTGTATGTTCTCTGTAAATCATCAACCCATCGGAAATCCATTACGTCATCCATTTATCTTCGCAGACAACGATGAAATATCCTTTATGTGCGGGGATAGTGATGATGACCAGCAATCCTTATTCGATGACGAAAATCTGTGGATGATGTTCCCAGAGGACGTTGAGGATAGATTAAATACGATTCGCCTTGACCTGAAAGGAAATTAAAAATGAAACACTATGTCTGCTTTTTGCTCGGGATCATGATGCTTGTCGCTGCACATATCGCTTGCGTGAACTCTGGGCAGAATGACTACGACAACCTAAAAAGCCAGTATAAACAACTGCAACGACAAGATAACCACTCTCGCGATTATCTTGTCGTAGGGAGAGGCAAATAATGGAATACAGTCAATCTACACAGAAAAACTACATGGTGCTCGTTGGTAATGATGAGCGACAATACTCATACGATGTGCATAGCGAGTTTGATAAAGTGGATGATGCAATGGATTGTGTTGCTAATCTATTGCTGAACGAGTATCGTTTATCCAGTATCCTTGTTGTGCAACCAATGCACATTCACTTCAACATCGACGTAACTTTGCAGAAAGGACGTGATAAGGAATGTTGATGGACAAAACCCTAGATTCTGGCCTGATCGTCTCTGATGGTCAAGGCCAAGTGCGAAAGTAGATTCTCGTTTCACTTAGCCCATGAGCTTTCATGGGTTAAGCTGAGTCGATAATCAATGAAAGGAGATTTGCAATGATGGATCCGATGACCAAGGAAACACGGGAAATGATCCGCGATCTTAATAAAAAGATCGAAAGTCTTAACAAAAACCTCACCGAAATGCGAAATTTGATCTACGAAACCACTGATGTTGTCGAGCTAATGGTTGATAAACTACGATTATTGTACGGCGATGAATGGCCATATTAAGGAGAATAACAATGCCTTATCATTGGGTGGATGATTATAGGGACACTCTGGATCGGGAAATAAAGTCGGACGACGAACTGCGCGTAATCTTTGCACAAGCCGCGAGAGAAAGAGTTGACTGGAAAAGAGTATATCAACTCGCTTTCAACGAGGCTTGTTATCAGAGAGATTATTATGGTCACTATCTAGGATGGACGTTTATAGGTTCTCTTTGTATCATTACTCCATACGTCGATGAATGGGAGATTGCATATAACGCGCTCGTAGACGTTGCGAGTGACTATGGTCTAGGGATCGCCGATGATTACGAAGATGGTTATCCTGGTGAGATGCATGCTGTCGTCAATTTGTTTGACGATACACTCGACTGGATGAATTGTACAAAAAGAATCAATCCATATAGGTAAGAAAGGAAAGAGAGGGTATAAAAGCCCTCTCTTTTTTTGTTATCTATCAATCTATATTCTATTTGACTTATCTATGATTGTATGGTATAATATATATAATAGAATATTATTATTTACTATTAGGTACTCGCATAAAGAAAGGAGCGTAACGTGACAAAGAAACGCAAGAAGTACATCATTTGGTATATCCCAGATGGTGACAAGTGGGATATGTTCGCGGAAACAGATAAAGAAGATGAGGTAGCGCGTCTATACATCGAGGCCGCATCTATGGCCAACTGTATAGATAACGTTATTGTGACAGAGTATCGAGAAGTCCTTATAACAATCCGTAACGATCATGATGATTGGCGATAGAAAGGAAATATCATGGAATTCTTGAGGTATTTCGAGAATATCGAGGATGCTGTGCGAGCACGTAATATGATTCTTGTCCACTTGGATATTTACACGCCAGATGGATCAAATGAGATTTACGCATTGACCAATTCGCCAGAGCTACTTGATGGCGAATGGATAGAATTGTCGGACAATAACATTGAGGCTCTTCTGAGCAGAATGTGATTGTAACGATACAACTGGAGTACAAAAATGTCAGAATTAATCCAAAAACTATCATCAACAACAAGCATGATAAAGCTAGATAATGGAAACCTGGCAATACGCTGCCACTGGACAGATGTAGTAGAAAGAGATGGAGAGGAACTAATCTTGCGCATGGGTGATTATCCCACCCTGCTTACACGCAAATGGATAAACAAGGGAATAAAAATGCTTGGATTCGATATAGAGGCAGGGGTGTTTCAAAAAGACGGTGAGCAGTATATAGAATACGACGGTATAGTCGTTTCGTTTATAGAGAATATGCGTATCCCAGTAAGGAGTTGGAATGCAAAGATTGCTAGTTACAATTCATAATGGTTCGTTATACGACGTGGCGGGGTTCGACTTCTCGGATACTATAGAAGTCACCCTGCTAGACCTCGACACTGGTTTTGATCAGGCCGTGTATGTTGATACAGACACGAGCCTAAGCATCGAAATGTATGCGAAGCCAACGCGGCATATATTGGAGAAAACAATAGATCAGACTATTTAGCAAAGATCCACGGATATACAGGGGACCAATCGCAATAATTATTACATGAGTGTTGTATCTCGACCATCTAGCCAGGACATCGGTCCTGGTTAGTTGTCGGTGTATAACTAAAGAAAGGAGAACATCATGGAACGCGATCTGCTAAAAGAGGCAGTCGTGAAGTTGGCTAATCGTTGTGATTATGCTAATAGTCACGATGCACAAGGGTTTAATGCGGCAGACACAGTATTTGGCCACAGTCTAGCCGCGCAAGATCGCTGGTCGCCAAAGCAAGCCCGCGCTGCCTGGAAGATGGTTAAGAAGTATCATGCACAGCTTGCTAGTTTGGGAATAAATTACAACGAGATTCCCGAGCCGCCTGACCCTGCTACACTTCCAGCAATAGATTGGCGAGTCACTGACGATAAACCAGCAAGACCAAAAGTGCCTAATACAATCGAATTTGATGGCAGAAATTTTGTCATCAAATTCGAGTATGACTCTGCGCTCGTTGCAAAAGTAAAAGAAATCCCTGGTAGGCGATGGGATTCGGTAAAAAAGTGCTGGACCGTATCGCCAAAACAAGATATGGTGCAAGCATTGTCTAGCTTTGCCAAAGATAATGGATTCTCCATTGACAAGGCATCAGGTAATAAACTAGAAGAGATTGATAGCCACGCCAGGGAGCTTTCAAGAACCGCTGAGTGGGCCAAAGAAGCATCGCGAGCTACGGATGCAGAAATAGAAGTGCGTGGACTCGGCGGTACGCTTAGGCCATTTCAAAAAGCAGGAGTCGCGTATGCCAGTAGACAAAAGCGATGTTTCATTGCAGATGAAATGGGTTTAGGAAAGACAATCCAGGCGCTTGCAACGTTGCAACATCTTGATTCCTTCCCTGCATTGATTATCGTTCCAGCAAGTGTAAAGCTAAACTGGGCGCGTGAAGTAGAGAAGTGGCTGCCTGGAAAGAGCGTTGTTGTATTGAATGGCAGCAATGGAACATTTGATACTTCTCATGATATTGTAATCATTAACTACGACATCTTGACAAAGCATTGTGAATCTCTGAAGAGGCGACATTTCAAAGCCTTGATAATGGATGAGTCGACCTATTGTAAAAACCCAAAAACAATCAGAGCAAAAACTGTCAAGGAATTGTCTAAAACTATCACAGTAATACTCGCTCTTACCGGAACCCCTATCCTAAATCGTCCACAGGAATTGATTAGCCAATTAGAAATCCTTGATCGACTAGATGATATGGGTGGATTCTGGACATTCGCCAAGAGATATTGCGATGCTAAAAGAGGGCAATGGGGATGGGATATGTCAGGCTCTAGTAATCTCGGGGAGCTAAACGACAAGCTGAGATCAATATGCTATATTCGCAGAATCAAGTCAGAGGTACTGAAAGAGCTACCACCTGTTCAACACGCCACAATTCCAATGACAATTGATAACTGGGAAGAGTATAACGGTGCCGAGAATGATCTCGTATCATGGCTGCATGAGAAAAAGCGTTGCGATGAGAAAGTCCTCAAGATCGTTGCTAAAATAGCCGAAGAAAACCCTGGGATGTCCAAGCAGAAACGCCAGGAGATTTTAGAGCAGACAGTGGAATACGCAGTATGGAAGGCTATGCGCGGCGAAACGTTTGTACGTATCGGCGCACTGAAACAGATAGCTGCCAAAGGAAAGATCGAATCTGTAAAATCATGGGTATCTGATTTCATGGAGTCTGATCAGAAGTTAATCATCTTTGCTCATCATATCGAGATTCAGAAATCATTGCTAAAAGAGTTTCCTGGATCCGCTAGATTGTTCGGGGAAGATTCTCCTGTAATCAGACAACAGAATATAGACAGGTTCCAGAACAATCCAAGCTGTCGCATTATCGTATGTAGCTTGATTGCTGGTGGAATTGGAGTCACCTTAACTGCTGCTTCAAATGTTGCCTTTGTTGAGTTCGGCTGGAATCCAGGAACAATGGATCAGGCCAAGGATCGGGCACATCGAATAGGCCAGGAGCACAAAGTAACAGCGTGGTGGCTTATAGCGGATGGTACAATCGACAATGACATCGTTGACCTGATAGCTAAAAAGCGGGAAGTTGTTGATGCTGCTACAGATGGATCGTTGAGCCAGGAAGACGATGAAAGCGTAATGAACGGAGTGATCGACAGATTGCTCAGAAAGGGTGATTAGTCATGACAAAGGACAAATTGATGCAATTGTGGCGCGAGTACAACGACACACTACGAGGCCATTATCATCATATCCGTGGAGTTTACGTTCCAACAAAGAAAGAGGTAGGTAAGGCAAAGAACGATCTGATTGTTGGTCTGTATATGTATATTGTGGATTCCAAGAGCAATTTCAAGTTCTATAACAAGCCCGCCGCTCTCGATAACTATATGCAAGATGACTTACTGCTTACTATGTCGAGAGATTTAATCTTTCCTAACGAGGGACTTGAAGTATTTTCAGAACTATAGTTGTATCTCGACATCCTGGCCAGGATATGAGTCTTGGCCAGTAGTCGGTATATAACAAACAACAGAAAGGAATTCGTCATGACACAAGAATATCTTGACGTATTTGGCCATGCCGTAGATAACTACTCAACAAACTGTCTTGAGTGTAAATATAGACACACCGTTGAGTTCTTTAATATGTCGTGGCTAGAATACTACGGTGTACTTTGGGCAGATTATCTTCCGCATAATGGATGCGTCGGTACATGCAGCGAAAACTACATGAACAAGAATTTCGTCTATATGGGCAAAAGCGATCCGCGCAATTGGACATTTGAGAGGGAGTGCAATGGAAAAGAAAAAACGTAACTCTCCAAGATGGTATATTTGCCATAGGCCAATTCAGGAAAATGGATTACCGCATCCACACTACAAGATACTGCGAGGACCTTACTTTGATCACAAAGAGGCTAGGTGTACCCTGCTTGAGAAGATTATCTATTCCGCTGAGGATAACAACAAGTATCCACTAGCTATTTTTACAAGAACTGGCCTTGACTATTATGGCCACTATCCTAACAGCAGAGATGGCAATAGGCGATTGCTTGAAGATACAACCATTGCCGCACAGAAAGTAGAAAGGTTGGGATACTAATGAGACAAAAGAAGCCGATAATGTCCTGGGATACGTGTGAGATTATGAACAACCAGGTCAAGTATCTAATAGAGTGCATTGAAAACGACCCAGATCACCCATATGATCACCTTGTTGGTGAAGATGGTAAGCCAGACGAGGATAAGATATGGGAATATGTATACGAGGATTCCTATCTTCTTACTATAGAGTGGGACTATCTAATCGAATACTTGACAGAAATTATTAACAAGAAAAGTCCGTCTGGTTGCTGGAAAGTAGAAGTCGCAAACTTCGGGTGGAGAGGCATAAATGTAGAACAATATCTTTTTGCGGATGACGGGAAGAATTTTCTGCGACAGATTCTTCCAAATACCGATTGCACATTCTATATATACCATGATGGCAATGGGCTGAAAATCAATAACTTTCATCACGACTCGCCAGTAGGCAAAGAATGGTACTATGCAAGGCCAATTGCATATAGTACATACGAGAAATTTAGGCGATATAGGTGGTAGTAATCTCGGGATCGGAGATAGTCTCCGGTCCTGGCATCTGAGTATAACCTAGTAATTATATTTAGATGTCAGGATATATATTCTAGGTTGACTTATAACCTATTATATGATATAATATATATAATAAGAAAACAGAAAAGGAGAATATGATGGACACACAAGATTATCAATATACTGTAACATTACCCACGAATGCCAAGGAATTCAAGCGTCGTGCAAGTAACCAGTACAACGGCGAATTGAGTAAACCATTAGTTCGTGAACTGATACAAAATAGCGTCGATGCAGGCGCAAGAAACATCTATATCAAAACAGGTATTGACGACAACGGCAATCACTTTATCTCTGCTGAGGATGATGGACACGGGATAAGTTGGGAAAGATTTAAAACAGCGTTCCTTACCATCGGCGGCAGCGAAAAGAGAACCAATAGGCCAATCGGATCATTCGGAGCAGCGAAAGAATTGATTTCCTTCTCCTGGGAGTGGTGGGAGATCGCATCGTCTGATTTCGTAGTTAAGGGATCGGGTGGGAATTATGCAAGTCCGTTACCAAATGATCGGAATGGATTTAAGGTAACTTGCGCGGATACTGACAGGTGCTTGCGCAAATCAGTAGTCGATAGTTTTGTATTAGACCTGGTAAACTTCTGTAACATTCCATGTAAAGTATACCTGAACGACGAACTTGTACCACAAGGGCGAAAACTTACCAAGAAACAAATCGTAGCTGAATTTGATTTCGGGATACTGTACGCAGTAAAACCCAACAATGCCAGAAATGAGTCTGAGGGTAATGTGTATGTGAGAACAAGTGGACTTCTCACTACGAATTTCTATAGGTCGTATCTTACAAAGTGTATGTATCTCGAACTTACTAAACCCGCAACCGAACTACTCACAGAGAATCGTGACGGATTGCGATACGAATACTCCTGTAAGATTGACGACGTGATCAACGACATGGTAGCGGACGCAGTAAGACACGAAAAGACTGTTGATATGTCTACGGAAAGCGTCGTCATATACGATCCGAACTGGAGCCATGATATATTCGGTGAGGTTGTAAGTAATAGTTTAAATCTGTATAGTCGCAGCGGTTTATACAAAAAGATGCAGATACCATTTACCGTTTCCGATGAAGCCATTTACACTGAGCCAATTGCAATACGTGGTCTTCCAAAGAATAAAAAGAATCCAGAAGAATGCCGCGAGCTGTTACTGGACCAAAATGGAAAATTGCTGCCCGAGTTTAGCAAGTTGCTAGACAAGGTAAGAAAAGTGCAGAAGATGACTGGTGAATCGGATGGTATTAGACTAGGACTATGGTTTGGTTCTAGAAAAGACAAGATGAAGATCGAGGGCTGTCTGACCAATATAAGTGGGTTCACATTTCTGTTCATAAATCCAGTGAATACAGACCTAGATAATCCATTGCAAATTATGGATACCGTAACCCACGAAATGGCACATCTAAGTTGGAGTGGTCATAGCCAGGACTTTGATAACGAAAAGTATCGGATACTCAAAAGAGTATGGGGCAAGGATTGGAGAAAGGCTATTCGGCAAGTAGAACTAGCATAATGTAGACTGGGGAGCTAGTCTCCCCCTCTACTCTAAGGGATCGTAGCGATACGATCTCTTAGGGAAGAGTAAGAATTTACAAGAAATTTACAAATCAGAAAAGGAGAGCGAGATGGCTACCTATATCAAGAATTCTGAATTTCAAGGCGATGTCATTGAACGTCTCGGGCCAACTGTTGCCGAGATAAAACTGAAAGATAGCTGGAAAATTGGAATACAGCTACACCAGACCGTCATCGCTGAGTATCAGATGAACGAGCATTCGTTGACATTGAATTCTGGTGGCTGGAGAACAATCACTACTAAAAAGTGGTTAAATAAGGCAATCGAGCGTTACCTGCCAAGCACCTTGAATTGCTATGTGTATCAAGAAAAGAATAAATGGTACGTGCATATCGGGCATGAGTTTTGGCCCGGAACCAAGGATTGGCCCTTCGATGATGAGATCAAGATATACGAAGATGGCCAAGTATACAATTTCCAGAAGTCCCGAGATGCAAAACGTATCGAAAGGATCGAGAAAAAGATAGATAAGTTCGTTGATGGTCTTCCAGAGAATATCCCATTGCCAGGGCCAGGTGATTGTTGGTATTGCTCGATGCGCGTTATTGACACGAAAGAACCTCTAGGAGATGCAGCAGAAGATACGGAACATCTAATTAGTCACATGAAAGAGAAGTATTACCCAGGCGCTCTTATCTTGAATGCGGTAAAAGAAAAAGGATACCACCACCCAGGTTTTATCATAGATAGCGCAAACAAGTTGCCAAGTTCGCCATGGTTACGCAATGCCATAAAACGTGCATTGAAAAAGTATTTGCGTGTAAGACTTGTCGATGGTCGGCATAGTAGCAATCGAGCAGAAAAAGAGCGCCGCGACATGCAACGTAATGCCATAGAAGAGTTGTTAAAAATGGACTGGTAGCTAGGGCGGGGAGCTAGTCTCCCCCCTTGCTCTCAGGGGTTGTAATCGTACAACTTCTGAGTGCAGGGTAACTAAAATAGAAAGGAGAACGAAATGGACATCGACAAAGTGTCAATAGATCAGTTGGCTAAGTGGCTCGGCGTTCCTGAAGAAGACGAAGTTCTTGAGAGCATGTTCGACAGCGGTGGATATGCATACCACAACGCCTACGAGTATGCAATCAATGAACTTGAATACTCAGAGGAAGAAGCCGAAGAATATGCACTAGCTCGGGAACAAGAGGAAAATGATGAATTCTTTTCCAATTGGGCACATGCAGTAGAGCAAACGGCAGACGAAGTATTAGGAGAAGCCGGACTAATAACTCACAAGATAACCGAAGGCGATTACGCTGGCAGGTTCAAGATTGTTCCCGAGCGAAACAAGGACTGGCTCAACGCAGTACGAAACACGGTAGATATTATAAATGGGTACGGCATGTTCGAGTTTGATACCGTAGATGATTTTCTATACTGTGGATCGTACATCAACGAATATGGGGATCATCCAACAGAAGACGATCTAAAGCGTGCTATCCAAGAGCACATGCATTGGATAACAATGCGCAGCGAAGTTTATGGAACTCCATCACCAAGTAGAATCTACGAAAGGATAATGAAATAACATGGACTACTCCTACAATTCAAGAAATAGAAACTTGCGAGAATTTGAAGACGCCCTGAAAGCGCTCGGGCGCGAAGATCTAGAAACTATCCGCGATGGTGCGGCATGGGACGTTGGCGAGTTCGTATATTATCACGATACAAACGAATGGTACGAGAAGCATCAGGATGCCATCTGGGACATTCTTGACGATATGCAAGATAACTACGGTAACAGGAATATTCTAGACCTGATTTCTAGCTTTCACGGTGCACCTGATGTAGGCTCGCACGACCAGCTAGTTAGCTTACTTGTAAGAGCAGTTGTTGAGGAATACGTTAAGATGAGAATGGATTTGTCTGATGTTCCATCTGACGAAGATGACGACGATGAAGTCGAGGAAGTCGAGGAAGAGTTCGAACTTGAAATAGACGAAGATGGATGCGAGGTAGAGACATACTAATCACTCGCTACTGTCTTGCTCTGGCAAGAGAGACATCACTCTTTCTCGGAAGGCGGGTTCGATGGCGATGAGCTTGTCAATGCGTTCGGCTAACATCGTCTTGACCTCATCGCCAGCGCCTACCGGACTTAGGCCACCAGAGTTAGTCAGTGCCAGACTAGGTGGATCTACAATATTGATAAATTCAGTAACCCAGTTGCGCCAGTCTTTCATATCAATCATGCGCTCTTTGGCATCGCCAGGGAATTGTACCTTGCCGTAGATTATAGCTTCAAGTATTTTCTCTACGACATACTCTTCGGCAGAAAGAGATCGACCATTTATATCTAGAATCTCTTTCGAGCGAAGACGAAGTAGCTCTCGGAATGAGCTACCAGAACGTATGATACGACCAGACATTACATTAGACGCAACTAAATCGTTAGCCATATAACAATAATATCATGAAAGGATAAGAAATGCAATGTCAACCATAATGAATAAATTGAATGAGCGCCAGCACAATACTATTATGCCGCGAGCGCTTAAAGACAGGATTGAGAACTGCTCACTGATGCTATTTGGAAAAGAACCTGCACATCAAACAACTTTCTCTCTGTTCGCGTTTGATCTAGTGTGCGAACTCGTTGAAGATGGATTACCAGGAACATCGGAGTCAATTGACGAGCAGGATCCGAAGAGATTTCGAGACTGTATTACTAGCTCGGTGAAAGCGTTATGCTAACAAGGTCGCGTGAATCCTATGGCATAGAACAAGATCAAGAAGGCGGTCTTGCGCGATTCTTGTTTGGAGAACTTGTAAATAGGCGTAGTAAATATGATAAAAGTAAGTTTGAGACATACCTAGAAGAGATGCCATCCGTTGCATATGATATACAGCAAGTGGATCTCGCAGAAAGTATTATCGAATTACGAGGTATTGTCAATAAACAAGGCAAAGTCATCCAAGCACTGATAGCTTGGATTCATGTCAACAGCGATTCGTGGCTAGAAGAGTTCCCGTTAGAGCTAGAGGAAATGGCTTTTAGTCTACAAATACCGCGAAATCTTCCACAAAAGAAAGGAAAAAGGAAATGAAAGAGATCACTGTAGATATTGGAACATTCAATAGGATGCGCAATGGCGCAGCGCAAGATGGAAGACGCCCAGTAACATTCGTCGGAGATTTATCTGCGACGACATAACCTTTTACGGAAGCGATGATACACGCGGCGTTACAGAGACGTTATACCGCGTGACAGACGGATCATACATTGTTCACGTTGAAGAGTGGTCAAAATGGCAAGGCGAAACTGACTCTTACGAGCTACACCGAGTAAACGACACTGATCTCGATGTAGGCGGCGCGTTCGAGTCACTTGGCCGTATAGCGGGAATCGCCCGCGATCTCACCCTAGACGAGGCACTAGCCTTGTAACTATATAATTGTACAGAATGTACCATGTGATCAATATGTACACATGGTACATTCTGTTACTCTAGTTTATTCACCAAGGCACCTACGGTGTCTTTTCCTGTACGTTCCTTGAAGTCACGTGACACTAGATCGTCTAGATACTCCTGGCTAGTGCTAAACCCAAGAGCGCTTACCATGAAAAGTACCATGTCACGCGCATCTTTTCCGATGCGAACAGTGGTAACGGTAATAGAGTTATTGCGTGGACGAGACATTATTATTGTATACTCCCTTCAATTATTATTAATAATACTAAGTAGTATACTACACTGTATTAAATTTGTCAAGTGAACCGCGCTTGACTTATCTTAATAAGTATGGTATAATACTATAAGATAAGGACAACGTATGGCAAAAGAAAATCCTCCAAATAGTAAAATGCTACTCGAAAGAATAAACAAAAGAGCAAACGAAAGATTCAAATGGTACAATACTCCCGGTGTATCGGAGCATAAAAGCAATATGATTGCCGCTCTAACTGTATCGCTGGAAAAAGACTGGGACGATCTCAGGCGAGAACGAGCGGCGCAAAGATTGTATCGACACAGTATAAGAAAGAAAGGATTACCGGATGGAAACAGAAAACAATCCCGAGACGACGAATCAGAATTCCTCGTCGCCGTCGCAAACCTATTCGAGTCTCCTAAGCGAAATGGAGACATCGTTAATGGAGATGCTGTCTCAGCCAACTCCACAGGAGTCGATCAAGAAACGCAAAACCCATAGCGGTGTAGAGTTGTCATATGTACCACATTCCTATATCACACAGAAACTAAATCAAATATTGGGACTGCATTGGTCATTTGAGATTGCGTCTCACGAAATTGTTGACCATCATGATCAAAATCTACCAAGTGAGGTTGTCGTGCTCGGCAGGTTACGTGTTGTCATCAACAACACAACTAGCACCATTATCACCAAGGAACAATTCGGGTCACAGGCTATCAAGTCAGACATGGGCATGGGTGATACCTTTAAGAGCGCGGCCAGTGACGCACTTCGCAAATGCGCGTCCTTACTGGGCATTGCCCTGGACTTATATGATGCGCCACGAACCGAGGCCGAATCTCTAGAGAATCTTCAGTCTATGGTAGAACAAGTTACCGGACAAGAAGTTAAGGTCAAGATTCACGAACATTGGAGTGACGGTCCTGATGGAACGAAGTTGGAAGATTGGCGAAAGCGTCAATATACCGCTAAGGGACAGGAGCTTACTAAGGAACGTATGCTCGAAGCACTGAAGGTAAACGATCTTGCACTGTATCAAGGCACTGTAAAAGAAGCGCGAGACGCCTTGCTCGCCTGGATGAAGAAGAACTAAAACTTAATATCAGTGATCCGCTATGGCTAGGGTCTGCGTTCCGTTTTGCGTATGTCATGGTAATCTCCTTTTCTGTTTATCCTTTTCTGTTTTCGGAAGCAGACTCTATCTATAGCGGATCACTCCCTAATCACTAGGCAGCACCCTGCTTATCCAAATATTTTAAGCGTCAGGCTTGAAATCTGCGGGATTGCGAAGCTATGTATACAACTAAATACGACACCTACAAAAGAATATAAAGGTGCTGCCTAGTGATTAGGGATTCATAAGTCTTTTGCTCAAAAGGAGGGTAACATGGTGAGTGATTCCGTTATTTTCATGGCGTTGTTTGGACTTTGTGCAGGGTTTACAGTCGGAACCATTGCAATGATGATCATCAGAGAACTTTTTGGTTAGGGAGATCAATCATGGATACAATAGCTTTGACCATGATACAGTATCTAGTCACATTCCTAGCAGGGGTCATAGTCGGCGCAATAATTGCTAGTCTATAAAATACAAGGAGATCAATCATGGACAAAAATCAGATCGCCGCAATGCTCGAAGAAATGAAGGTTATGCCCGAGAAGATCAAGAAAGCCCAACTCGCTGTATCGTTTCTCAAAGAGACTATCTATCGCGAGGAACAAGAGCTAGATATTATCAGCTTGCCTATGGAAAAGCGTGCCAACGATGAGGGTAAAAACGATAAGGGTAGGGCAACATTGCTCAGGGAATTAATCTTAGACAATGAAACGTATTGCAAGAAGCAAGAGGGTATTGATAGTTATAAATCTCAACTGTCAAAAGCTCTCATTGAAGAGACGTTCCTGTCTAGCCAGTTTTCTGTAATGAAAATCCAAGCTAGACTCGAAACCGCGCTTATCAGTAAGACAAACGGGGATCTAGATTAACAATTGAATACTTGATAACATTCCCTCAACTGTAAAAGGTTGAGGGATTTTTCTTTGCGGTTCACTTGACTTAAACAGCAAAATGCTGTATAATTCTATTAAGGAGAAAAAAAAATTATGAAAACCACGGATTTGAAAGCATCAATTGTACTTGATCGAGAACTATGGAATACGTTTCGGGGATGGAGTCTCAAGATTGGATCGAGCGGCAAGAAAGAGATGGAACGTGTCATGCAAGAGCAAATTGATAAATGGGAAAAGGAAATGCTAGAAAAAGGACGTGTATAATGATGGATACAATTTCAATTGGGACGACTAGATCTCTTGGCGGAAAAAAGCAGAGACAGATCTAGGCAGAAATACAAGATGGAACTACTTCACGAAACAAGCAATACAATAATACCTAATTCATACCAGAAACCAAACTTTTACTCAGACGAGCTATGCTATTGGCTTACCACAGAAGAATACGTAGTATTAGACTTTGTAATCAGACGCATCTTGGGGTTTGAATCAAATCGCGTATCTAAAAGAGATCGAGTAAGTATATCTCAAATATGTAATGGAATTCGATCCAAGAAAGATGGACGCTTACTCAGTAGAGGAACTGGTTTATCGCGTCCCGCCGTGATCAATGCACTAAACTCGCTTAACAAATTCAATATCATATCCAAGATAGGAGACCCAACAAATGATGGTCAAGAATACGAATTAAACATCGACAAAGAGTCAATAGACATACATGGTCTTGTCCAACGTAAATCAGAATCAAAGAAATCTGATAAAAAAAGAACGACTAAGGCGCGTAATATACTCAACAATGTAGGTGGTCAGTCGGACTTACCACCTACAGAAATAACTAGGTGGTCAGTCGGACTGACCGCAGGTGGTCAGTCGGACTTACCGCAGGTGGTCAGTCGGACTGACACACAAAACAAACTTAAAACAAACATTAAACAAACTTTCGAAAATTTCCCAAATTCAAGCTATGCCACAAGTGACAGTAATTCCGCTTACGCGGATGAAAATAATCAACTAGAAAAAGAATTATGGGATGCAATAGAATCACCTAATGACATTCATTCAGAGCACAATGACAATGAAAAAGACAGCATGAGCTATGCAAGTGATGACCATGAGATAGACACCCTTTCCGAGCATGGTGAAACTGGAAAAAGTAACAATGGAAGTAAACAACAGAAAGTTGAACCAAACAGGGGAACCAATAATGTTCCGGGGCTTGACATAAAAAAACACACTGATCCTAGTATATCAGCACAGCATAAGGATAGAATTAAGACTGCTTTGAGGGAGTATGATGGCGTTGGTAACGCTGCGGTGTCCGATCCGTCTATTCCAGGTAAGCCCGCTGAATTAGCTGCGTGGTATTACTTGAAAGCAAACCCTCAGTATGATACGGTCAAGTCAAATAAGAGTCCCTACCTTAAACATGCACAAAAAGCTATTGATGAGTTTATGAATATTCTTAAAGGGGATAAGCCCACGCAAGAACAACTGATGGAAATTGTGCATTATGCTTTCCAGAATAACAATTTCAAAGATCAAAAGATATATATATTCAGGAATCTTATGCTTAATGATGCATGGGTAAAAATTAGAGAGGGGTGTGAACGAAACAGGAAACTACAGGAAGAAGCAGAATTGCTCGCATACAACGAGGAACTAATCAACAAAAAATATCAACGAAAGGAAAACAAATGAATGATTTAGGACCACTACCGGATGGGTCAATTGATTTCGATTTACTTTTAGAAAAGGTAGAAGAGATGAGAAACCAAGATAGCGAAGAAGTGATCCGTGACATTAATCATCCAGAGTTTTTAGCACACCCTGCCATCAGACAGGGGATCATTGATGTGCTACGAGCTAATGCTGGATTAATCATGTTGACCCGTACCATAGCCGCTATACTTGGTAGGTCAATTGATACAGAGGTTCCAATCAGTAGCACGGAACGCGAGTCGTTTATGAATACACTCGCAGAATTAATTGATGCAACCCAAAATCCATTCGATCAAAAAGGAGAGGTCAATGAGTAACCCGTTACTGGACGCAATTTTGAATGAGGGCGACGCAATAAAAAGAAGTAAGGAAGTCTTTGACAGTATGCCAGATGGACAAGCTGAGGTACTTGGTCAAATCATTACCGAAGTGTCCAGACTAATGTCAAATATGTACGACATATCTATGATCTTGGTTGCTATTCTTGCCGAATACGAAGATGAAAATGCGTATTCAGGTATTAAGAATATAAGAATTGGGAGCAGTAAGACTACACGAGCAATGATAGCTCTAACCCTGAACCGGATAGCAGAAGAGTATGGTTTGGTTAATGATATTTTTCACGCATTGGATAAACTGGATGCAAAACTACGTTGATAAATTTTGGTGCGGCGATGTTTTCGAGATGACTAAGTTGGTCCCCGAGAATAGCGTACACTTGGTCATGAGCGATAGGACTAACCTTGCACCAAAAGATTATCAAACTCTCGCGCTTACTGCAAGTTGCGTACTCGGAGAATACGGAACATTGCTTGTCAGATGTAATCCTGGTGCTATACCAGTAGCTACTAAGAACCTGGCTAGCTCAGAAGTCTACTTTCAGTGGCCGTTGATCCAACTGATACCTAACTATATAAAGAATGAAGCCAAGAAATTAATACGACATTATGTGGTATGGCTATGGTATTCTAAGGGTCCAATGGTAAGAGAGTTGTTCCGAGAGCATTACATTCATGATTTATGGGGTCCGTTGGTAGACAAGAAATGGCGCAAGGGTATGCAAGTGGCCGATGGACAACGACCTTACTCATCATTCAGAGCAACAGTAAATCTCATTAAGGCGTTTTCGAAACCGAAGGAATTGATACTAAATCCATTTACTGATAGAGGAATGGTTGCGGTAGCTTGTAGTCGCAGTGATAGACACTTCATTACTGTTGATCCAGACGACAAAAGAATAGAAAGGGGTAGCAAGAGATGGGAACGGGCAAGTCGAATATCCCAAGTCCCGAACATCCACAAGGATACATTGGAACAGGCGAGTTCGCAAGGCTCTGTGGTTTAAGTAAGCATCAAGCAAGTCATTTTTGCAAGAGCGGCAAAGTTAATGCAGTAAAGATTGAATATGTGTATAGCAAAACTGGATGGGTATGGTCTGTTCCGTGTAACGTGATCGAACAAGTAAAAGATGGTACTATAAAACTGAATACTGCCAAGGAAAAACTAGCTCTAGGTGAAGTTGTTGAAGAGAAAGATAAGATAAAAGACTATCATGTAAGACTGGAAACTAATGCTGCTGCATTTCGAAGGTCAGATAAAGGCGCGGCTAAGTATTTCAAGGATCTTCACAATCGCAGAATGAAACTGGCAGAACAACTAATAGGAGAAGGCTATGGGGCAACCAAAGACGACGGAAGAGAAATTAGAGTGGCAGATAGCGGAGCTACGGAGACTACCTCATACATGGGCAGTGAAGAATGTGTCGGGGGTGAAGGGAGACTTTACGTCGGGGGATTACGCAACATGGCAGTTGAATAGGATTATAGGGCCTGACAAGTGGTCATTTGAGCTTCAACGATTCGAGATAGAAGAGCGCTCACCAAAACTTGCTTACGTTAGAGCAATTGGAAGACTAACCATTACGTTTGCAGATGGCAGTGTATCGGTACGCGAGGATATTGGAATATGGCCTGTGCGTATACCTAAAAATGGAACAACCCTGGATGATGTTTCTGCTGATACATGGGAGACTGCTGAGAAAGCTACTAAGACTGATTGCTTTAAGGCATGTGCAGAACAGTTCGGGACTTGTTTTAGACCGCTGGCAGACCAGGATCTGAAGAAAGCGATAGAAAGACGTGCAAAAAAAGAAGCAGAGAAAGCAGAAGGAACAAGCTTGGGAGATAGTATACCAGATACCAACGTGGGGTCCGATGCCGACGAACCAGTGTTGGGCCTGTAAAAGAGTTGCGTGGAGAAAAAGACCTACGGGTGGATATATCTGTGATATATGTCATCCTGATCCAGTAGAAGCAAGACGGATAGCTGAGGAAAGAAATGCAACCAAAACCGATTAACTCAAAAAACTATGGATCAATACCTCACCTGACAGGATCCAGAACTGGATATATGGATCGCACTTGCCATCCGGGACAAGTAGCGATCTGCACAGAGAAAGCTAGAGATAAACACGACACAATCTATGTGCAAGAAAAGCTAGACGGCGCTAACGTTGGATGTATTAGACTAAATGGTGCAATAGTCCCTGTAACGAGACGTGGTTGGCCAGCAGCTAGTTCGTCATTTGTTCAACACAACCTGTTCGCCGAGTGGGTAAACTGGAATCAGGATCGGTTTTTTGATGTACTAAACGAGGGAGAGCGCCTTGTTGGTGAATGGCTAATCTTGGCGCACGGTACGCGCTACGATCTTAAACATGAACCGTTCGTGGCATTTGACATTATGAGAGGGCAAGAGCGGTTGCCGGTACGAGATTTTATACCCAGAGTTGCTTGTGGCTGTTTTGCCACACCCACCCTATTGCACTTTGGAGATCCCATAAGTATTCAATATGCAATGGATATACTTGGCACGTATGGTCATCACGGCGCGATTGATCCAGTTGAGGGCGCAGTATGGAGGGTTGAAAGAGACTACACTAAAAATGGTATCGTTACAAGAAAGGTAGATTTCCTGGCTAAGTATGTTAAGCCAGGAAAGGTAGATGGGCGTTACCTGAAGTGCGAAGAACCAGTATGGAATAAGTGGCCCGAGACTGATGGTTATCAAATCGACACAAATAGAAAGCCACTCATGAATGAAAGAGTAGTAAGGTAAAAGGAGATAAAATGCCATTAAGTGATCGCTTAATTAAAGAACGCGCCCTAGAATATGGTATGATTACACCATTTATTGAACACCAAGTAAAAGAAGTAAACGGACAGGGCGTTGTATCATACGGATTGTCTAGCTACGGCTATGATATTAGGGTAGATACAATGTTCAAGGTGTTTACGCCTACTTTCATGCCAATCGTTGACCCAAAGAATTTTGACCAGAGATGTTTTGTTGACGTTGAAGTGAATCCGCATGATGCTATAATCATACCACCAAACTCGTTCGCCCTAGCTCAGTCGATGGAAACGTTTAATATTCCAAGAGATATTCTCGCATTGTGTGTTGGGAAGTCAACGTATGCAAGATGCTTTACGGGTGATACAAGGGTAGCATTAGTTGATGGTACATGCCCAACCCTAGAAGAAATGGCGAGTGATCCACACTCTGACTATTGGGGATACACAATACTAGATGGCCATATTGCTGTCACGAAATTTGAGCAACCTAGATTTGTCGCAACCGACAATATAGTTGAAGTGATATTGGACAATGGAGAATCAGTTAGATGTACACCGGATCACAAATTTATGTTACGCAATGGAACGTATACCGCTGCTAGCGAGTTATGTTCAGGTGATTCGTTGATGCCTCTGTACAAATATTATTCTAGGGGATACGAGATGTTACTCGACCCCTATAGTCCAAGTGCCGGAATGCTTCGTGCGACTCATAGTCTATCCGATCACTGGAACATTAGACATGATGTTTACAGCGCAAGAGACAAGCAACATCGTCATCATATTGATGGTAACAAGCTAAACAACGTACCAACAAACATTACTCGCGTTGACATCGGTGATCATATACGTTTCCATAATGCTCAAATTGACCCTATGATATACTCTGTTGGAAAAAAGGCATATTATCGACGACTCAGAAACGATCAGAAGAAATATGACGAATTCAAAGAAAGACAGCGTGGATTGGCACTATCTTTCTGGAATGATGATAAATACGCGGATCAAAGAAGAACATTGCTTGAAAGTAGGAAGCATATCAGTTACGAAACGAGACAAGCGATGAGTATATCACAACAATCTCGTTGGAAAGATAACGATGATTTGCACGTAGAATGGTCAGTATTGATGAAAAAGGCATGGGATGGTGATCAGGATAGAAGGACAAATCAGGCCGAAGTGGCCCGACGAGTAAGAACAAGGCATGAAATTACAGAGTCGGTAGTTATAGAAGCGCTCAACAAGACAGGATCTATCCGTGGCGCTGCAAAGGAAATAGGATGTGATCGCTCCGTCTTCCGTAGATTCCCAACAATAGTCGATAATTTCAAGAAAAATCAACCCAATAATCATAAAGTAGTCTCCGTAAGAGAGTTACCTGGAATGCATGATACATTTTGTTTAACCGTACCAGAATCGGGGAATTTCGCCCTTGCGTCTGGTGTATTTGTATCGAATTGTGGCATGATAGTAAATATCACGCCTAGCGAGCCGATGTGGCGTGGCATTTTGACTATCGAAATATCAAATACTACTCCGTTGCCAGCCAAAGTGTATGCTTGCGAAGGTATTGCTC